TCAGGCAGTTATCCCCAGCCACTCCATAATCTCATCTCGGTAGGCATCCGGCATCACTTTGGCGTACCGAGTGACCGTCGTGATGTTCCCCCAGCCGCCGTCTGCTTTGAGTTTCATAAGATCCTTGTGGATGCAGTATTGCCAGCTCGCCCAAGTATGGCGAGCATCGTGAGGCGTGACGTCTGGAACGAAGAAGTGACGTTCTGTCTGTTTCCCTTTCGGTACCCATGTCCGCATCTTTCCAGGCAGTCCAGCTTTGTGACACGCGACTGACCAGCCTGACTTGATCTGTCCTCCGCTCGTACGGCCATTTTCAAAGTAAGAGGTTCCAATTTCCTTCCCCTGCCCGCTTCGCGACTTGCGGGAACGGACGGGACGAAACACACGGCCGTCCCTGTTCGGCAATGCAGCCAGAGCAGCACACACGCGTGCCGGCAGGTCGATATGTCGCTCGTTCCCCTGCTTCTGCCAGACAACTACCCTCTTGCCGCGCAGATCAACGCTCGACCAATCAAGTTCCAAAGCCTCAGACATTCGGGCCCCCGTACCGAACAGAAACACCAGTAGTGGCCGAAGATGGGGCGCCGCGCACTCGATCAGGCGTGTCACCTGCTCAGGCCGCAAATAGATCGTTCTGTTCGTTGGTATGCGCGGCTTATCGAACGCTGGACGATCACACCATTTGCGGATCGCAGCGAACTCCAGAACTGACCGCAGTGGAGTGAGAACTGATCGGACCTTTGTTGCGGGGCTGGCCTCGGCACCGTCGCGAAGGATATGCCGATAAGCCTGGTCCAATGATGTTTGGTCGATGTCCGAAAGGCGGATCGTCCCGAAGTGGTCCAAAAGCCTGAGAAGGTAAGCCTTGGTCGCGTCGGACCTTGGCTCTGCTTCCAGATAAGCTGTTACGGCATGAGCAAACGTTACAACTGCACGCTTCCCATAGATGCCTTCTTGCCAGAGCTCTGCTTCCCGCTTTGCGCGGTATTCTTCTGCCTGCCGCGCGTTAGTAGTTCCTGTGCTTTCATAAAGGCTCTGTCCTTTGACAGTTCCACGGACATAGAGCGTTTCTGAATTGGGGCGCTTGTAGACTTTAAGGGGCATTCCAGGCTCAACAGAAGGCGTTTGTAATCTGCCGGATAGAAGATAATGCGGCTGCCCCATCGGCGGTGCGTAGGGCCTCCGTGGAACTCATGGACGCGGCTCAGGTGTTCTCTGAGTTTTGTCTTGCCGATGCGACCTTTTAAGCGATCAAGTACGTCCTGAAAGGTCATCGTTTCATCAAGCGTCTCACCCATGGCCGCCCTCCTGGTGGGTGGGGGCTCGATATGTCGCGTTAATCTTCTCGATCTCGCGTGCCAGGATTTTCTTGCTCCTACGTTCGGCAAAAAATCCGAGTAGAACTCCTGACCAGCATAGAAATTGACCAAGTACGAAGCAAAAGATCTCTCTGTTTCGCGGTAGCACTGCGAATACGGAAATCAACACAATCGTGCCTCCAATAATAGAGAGCGCCAAGCAGAGTGCATTCATCCACTGAACGTAGATATAGGGATTTGAGCTGTTCATCTTTTGTAATTCACACTCCAGCCGGAACCCGAGAGGCGTGTCTCTCGTAGGCTAGCTCACTGCGTCGAGAAGCTGCTCCTTCAATGAATTCGCTTATGAATGTCTGAACCTCCGCAACTGAGTAGCCCTCCCTCTTCCAGCTCATGCTCAGGGTATTCATCGTGGTCTTGGCTGCGGCGAGAAAGTCTGTGTCAGAGGACCTGCGATGCTGGTCTGCAACGCGTTTTCCTTCGGTTCTGGCGCCGGGGCGTAGAAGCATGCCCCCAAGCGCAGGAAGACACTCAGAAATATGCTTCATGCTCATGCGGCCCCCGCCGTCTTGCGAACGAGATCAGCAATCAGTGTGGCCAACAATGGGCTTTCCACGTTCGAGTGAGGCGACGGAAGCAGTGCATTCCAACTGCCGTCGACGTACAAATCGTACACAGCAGCTTTCGCTCTCAGACCAGCTTCGGTCTTTGCAGATGTTCCAACAATAATGGGAATTAGAGCATCACGCTGGGCGCCTAACGACACGCATGTCTCGTCGTCTGTATCGTCCACATGATCCGGCAAGGCTCTGACGGCGTCTGCCCAAGCCTTCTCCACCCGGCAAAAATCTTTGCAGGCCTGTAGAAGTTCTGCATCGATATGGTTGTCAGCCCAGATGACCCGTAACGGCACAGCGTCTCTCATCGGCGTTTTGACGGCACGTTCACTGAGCCACCACTCGCGCCCTGCCAGTCCCTCTACGCAGTTCGGAATGCCGAAAGAGAGACCGCGCTTGATAAGCATTTCCTGGACTACAGTGGTAAGCGGCCCGGGCTTAATGTTATCCAGCTTCTTCAGCAGATCCTCATCGCCCCGCCCTTGCTGGGCATAAATCTCCACAAGGCCATGTGGCGTCAAACGGAAGGCATGCTTCTTCTCGATCGCAAGTTCGATCAGATACTCTTCATAGTAAGGCATCCAATCGGGAGTTTCTCCTGGCGTGACACAAAACGCATCTGCGCCGAGGCTATTCAGATCCTCTCCAAAAATCCCGGCCGCCAGTCCAAGCAGACGCACCAAGCGCTCACTGTTGTTCATAGCATCTGTAAGATCGAGGCCTGCGGGCCCCATGCTGTTACGCATGTCCGAGATGCAGAGCATCAGCTCAACGAGAATATCTGCCGGGCTCTCGATAGCTGGAGGCGTATGGAGGATTTCTTCATAAAGAGCACCATGACCACGCTCGAGCGCATCATATTCAGCATTGCTGATGCTGCCGGGCTCACTATAGAGCTTGTTGTCAGCTGCAACGTAGGCCGCAAAACCCTGTGCATATTCCCGTCCAATGACTGATGCGCGTCGCGGTCCATTCTCTGTAAGCACTGCATCAATCTGGTCTTCAATCATCGGGCGAACGACGTCAGAAGCCGTATTTTGGGCACAGCTCGAGCGTGTGGTTGTTTCAACCATTTCCGAATTTCCTGTTTCTATTTGCCGTTCAGGCGTGTCTGTTCAGTCTTCGTCGTCTTGCAGGTCATTGAGCGTCATCTCGAAAACAGAGACGAGCCCAACTGCGAATGCAGTACCGTGCCGATCCTCTGCAATCATCGCGAGGTGAGACATCACCGTCGCAATTGACAGCATCTCGGGCGGCATATTGTCGGGCGTTCCGGTGGCGGCCATCCAGCGTGCCAGTCGATCAATCAGATCCGCTACCATGCCTTTCACCATCGCCGCCCGGCCCGAGCGCGGCATTGCTTCCGCGCTCACGAAAAATGCTCAGCTGCTGCAATCAGCAGAGAAAGCAGTGGATGCAAAGTGGCCAGCGCACCGGCCGGAACCAGAAAACCAGAGGCAAGAAATGCCAGATCCTTGAACGTGGCCATGAGACCTCCGTGGGGTGTCGTCACCCCGTAAGGTAACCATATCGGTCACCATATAGTCAATAATAAAAGTCACCTATGTGGGGACTTTATCTGATGGGAAAACGTGGAGCCCCTCTCACGCCTTCCCACTTGTGCTTTTCAGAAGCGCTATCCAGCCGCCCGAAAGTCATCGACCACGGACTGCACCAACTCGAAACCCTCACCGAGACCGCTTGGCCAGAGTGCTTGAACCGCTTTCAGTTTGGCGTTCCGACCCGCTGCAGACTGAGCCCGCAAAGCTGCGATCTCATCCATCAGTCGCACGTTCTCGCCAGCCAAACTGTCAGTATCCAGCGTTTGACCGCCATGATACAGACGGTCCCATTCCGCATTGGTCACGCAGAACCGCTCGCACTTGGCGATCAACGCTGCATCCGGGTTGGGCTGGGCTTGCTCGATCTGCTCCAGCGCCATGATGGACAGAGGAGCGACCGCTCCAGAAGAAACGTGCACCATCATGCGGCCTCTCCTTCATCTCTAGCCCGAAGATGCGCGCCGGGCACGAGCCGAGCCAGCTTGGCCAGACCCTGCGCCGTAATACGAACCTGATCTGCGGCTTTCTCCGTTCCATCCGGACGCACGACGATGGTTGTCTTGTGTGTCAGGTCACCAGCATTGATGCGCTTCTGATATGCCAGCCGGTTTGCGCTCCCTGCTCGCTTGTAGGTCCACTCGTTTGTGTCCATCCAGCGAAACAGCATCTGCGGGCCGATTTGCAGTTCCTTCGCCGCTTCCGTGCCGTTGAACGTGCCTTCCAGCCCGGCAATACGATCCAGCGCATCCGCCTTCGGTTGCATAAGGGCAAGCTGGGCCTTCTGCTTCTCCACCACGGTCTGAAGCCCGGTCAGCGCCCGCAAGGCGAGTTGCTCGGGTGTTTCAGGTGGTGCGATCGTTACGGCTTCCAGTTCCATCCAGCGACGGACAATCTTCAGCCGTAAGTCAGAACGGTAGCCAGCGATGAGGGTATATGTCAGGTCCCGAGGGAGATTGTAGCAACGGTATTGTTGGCCGTTCTGCTCGTTTGTGTAGGTGTCCCCAAAGTTGGGGAGACCCTCCCCTACGTCCGAGATCATTTTTTCGATGTCGCGGACAACGTGATCATGACGTTTGCCCGTCAGTTCCGCGATCTCTCGGCTAGACATTGTCAGCGGAGCAGAACCACCCATGATGAGTTCCATGCTCATGCGGCGCCTCCGAAACTTACGCCAGCATCCGGAAGGTCATGATCGTCCCGCTCCCGAGCCACAATCCCAAAGAGTGTTTGAGCCCGATCATTGGGGGACATGTCTTTATGGATCTGCTGGAAAGCAGCGCAGGAACCTAATGTGTACTGCGCCTGGAAACGTTCGGGCAGCGTTCCTTCGGTCTCCAGAGCTCCCATGGTGCCCTGACAGATATAATGAGGAACAATCGTAGTCTTTCCGCCCGCCACGCGAACAAGGCGAAGCGCATCTCCGTATTCTCCCCTGCGTGTCACCTCCAGGAAATGACGACGGGCCTGCCGGGAAAGCCCGGTTGCAGACAGAAGATCCTCATAAGAAGTCCATGGGAAATCAACGCTGCCGTTGGGAGGGCAGAAAAAGCGTACTGGCTTTTCATTGATCTGATGAACGTGCACTGGCGTTGAGTCCGGCGAGCACGACGTGCTATTCTGCATCATCGCAGTGATTTCCTTCGCTGTGGGGTTTGAAGGCATCGGGGAGGTTTGGCGATTGACCCGGTGCCTTCTTCATTATTGTTAAATGCAAAATTCCCGCCTGCAGCAGCGTGCGAATAGTTGCCGTGCGTGAGGGCAATTTTGCTCTACTTCCCCAAGTATCGACTTCCTTTAGCTCGTTGTTAGGGATTTCAATGACTACTCTCGTAAACGATCCAATCGGCCGTTTCCGAGAGTATGGCGCGCAGACGCCCCGTTTTTGTCCACCTCTCAAAAAAGCACTCCTAAATACGAATTTGCACGTAATATGCATTACATTTATCATCAAGCATGCACACTTTTGTCAAGCATAATTTGCAAGGAAAAATTAGTGCATTTATGCTGATCCACTTATGGAGGGGCAGACATGACTATCAAACAAATTCCAGTAAAAAAGCGCGTTAAGGCACCCAAAACTGAGAGTCTCACCATACGGTTAGATCCAAAAATGAGATTCGCCTTGGAATTTGTTGCTCGCATTAATGGCCAGACCATAACAAAAGTCATTGAAAGGGCTGTGACTGAAATGGCCGAACGAACAACAATTGGAGAAAATGACGGGACATTTAATAAAAGAAATTGGAAACATTATTGGGATGTAAATGATGGCGTTCGCTTCATCCATGTAGCTAATGATGATCTCACTCATCCATCTTTTGAAGAGGATGAAATAATGGATTACATAAGAAGTCACTGGAATTATTTTTCCTGTAATCCTGACCTTCGCACTTTAAAAAGAGATAGTATTGAAGTTCTATGGCCCCATATAAATAATTTGGTTGAGCTCTGGAAAGAAACACGCGGAAGCAAAAGAACCGTATGTTCTTCAAGAATGCGGGATCTATTACGAAGTGCAGGTATTCTAGATGCGGCTTGGACAGTTTCAGACGACATGCGATATTCAGTGGTCGATGAAGCAGATATAGTTCTTCCATTTTAGGAAGATCTGCCCCCTAATGAGGTTCCCCTCTCCCCCCCCCCTCGACTTTCAAGGCTGACGTCACAATTCAAACAGCTACCTTCGACCAGAAAGCCCCAGTAAGCGCCGCTCCCAGAGAAGCATGGGGCCGAGCGCCTAATACCTGCAGTTCACACACGAGTTGATTGTACTCTTTCTGAACATCTGCACCGCCCTCCGCTGCTGTCGCTAACGCAATCACCTGCTCACCGATAAACGAAATCTGCTTCTCACGCGCCTTTCCCTCTTCGGGTGGCAAAACACTGCTGCCATCCACTACATAAGCCCAGGGCGTACGGATGATCTCGTCCCCAACAGCTTTAAGCAGCACGCTTCTGATACGAAAAAGTGTGTTCTGCCTAAGCTGCTGAAGGTTGATTAAATACAAAGCGACGTTTTCAGCTTTCAACTGCTCGATATTGTGATCCAATGTTTCTTGAGAACAGAAGATGTATGACCCGTCTGTTGGGAAGAGAATGAGATAGGCATGCTCCTCTGCGAGACTACGATGACTTCTCCAAAATTCTTCGCTGCTGGTGATGGCAACTACGTCATGCCATGGCCGTCCCGCATCCAAGAGGAATTTAGCTGCCCTGAAACTGCATAGATCAGAGAAGCCGAACTCAGACCACTTCCAGCGCTTTGCGTCAGCGATCTTGGCAGGAACTTCAGGGGCTGAAAATTCAGGCAGCCTGCCAGTCGATTTCAGCAGACCCTTCTTGAGCCAGGTCCTGAAACCTTCGTAGCTGATGCCGACGACGTCAGCAGCCTGAGCGGTTTTGATTTCAATATTGGTGATCATAAACCAATTTACACACAAATTCCATATTGGTGTCAACGGACCATTTCTATTTATCCTGCCTGATATGTCGTGCTGTCATAAACAATCAATTAACTTTTTAGGCAGAGAATTGCGGCTTCATCACCTAAGGAAATATCATGAAATTCGTGCCAGCGCTTTTAACGTCGCTCCTGTTTACAACTGTAGCCGCATGCCACAAGAAGCCTGTCGATACTGCTCAAATCAAGATCGATATGGTCCATTGCGAGATGCAAAGTGGGCAATTTATTTGCTCTGGCACGATGAATTACAATAAAATGTTTTCAACGGATGCTGTCCCAAGCCAGCTTCATGATAAATTCATAAATGAATGCGTGAACCATAGCCTTTGCAATGTGGAACTTGTGGTTCCAAAAGCAGACGAAAAGGCCTCCTTTATCAAGGACATTATTGGAATGTCGTGGAGGCAGTCCGAAAACGACAAGCTAGGACTTTTTCGTCAAGAATTAGGCATCATTAATTGAGTGTAATATATTTTCTTCCCTCCCTATAAAATAGAAAGCCTCCTATTATATCGCCGATATTGGGTCGAATTTGTCTTAATTTTCTGACTTATTGACTCGACTCCGATGCAACCATTTAGGTTACATCGGAGGAAAAAATTCATGCCATATTTCAAAGATGATGTTTATTTCATTCGAAACAGTCATACTAACTTTGATGCCCATAACGCGCGTACCCCTGGAATGCATGCGCCTGATGGAGGGGTATATCGATGCACCGGATGCGGTCATGAAATTGGGATAGCTAGGGGGCACGCCTTACCACCACAAAACCATCATCAGCATAGCAATTATTCTATCCCTATTCGCTGGCAATTGGTTGCAGCGGCAATCGAGAACGGTTCTCCATGAGGGAGAACGTCAATGTCCACATTCACACATACCTTCGTCGGCTCTGAAGCGGTCTCTTACGCCACTTACGACGATACTTCCCATGTTTTGACGATTACGTTCCGTGATGGCTGGAAGCAGTACGCTTATTACGGAGTGCCACCCTCAGTGTGGATTGAGTTCACACATGCAGCATCGGCTGGGCACTATGTGCAATCCCGTATCAAGCCGTATTATAGCTCAAGAAGGTGACCGGGGATCTCCGGTCACCTACCCCGCGTTTTCCCGGAAGGTTTTAGGGAGACGAGCACCTCAAAAAGAAACCCGGCCGAAGCCGGGTCTCAAAAATTTCAGTTGTCTCTGTCTCGCCCGTAGTAGGCTGTGGGCTCACCGATAGGTTTGGCGCCCATCTTGCCAGCATCTGCCGGAGTTGCGCTGCACGCAGCCATTGCGACTGCTAATCCGATGCCTGCGCTGATTTTGATGATCTTGCTCATTCAAACCGTCTCCCATAGCCCGCGAGATGCGAGCCTTAGATGAGAGACCATATCAACATCGCAACAAACATAAATCTAGATTTGCTTTTAATTCATGAGCTCTGGAGGCTCTTCCATCGGAGGTGGCTCATTAGGCAAGGTGGGAGGATTGGGCGCAGGTGGTAACGGTGGCGGCATCGGCGGGGGCGGATTGGGCAGCTCGCTCGCATGACTTTCCAGCAGGTCGAAGATCAAATCAGAAACGCCGTGCATGGTCCCCTCCTCTCAATTTTTGCGGTGAGACCATTTAAAGTCTATGTGTGGCGGCAGTTCCCCCCGATAAAAGAAAACCCAGCCGAAGCTGGGTCTCAATCTTACATTCCGCCACCTGGGCCACCACCGCCGCCCATTCCTCCCATGTCGCCACCACCCGGGCCGCCACCCTGACTGTACCCGCCGCCTGGTCCGCCTTGATCACCTCCGGGGCCACCGCCAGGACCGCCGCCGCCCCCCGGACCACCCATGCCGTCTGGACCAGGTCCCCAACAGGCGGAGAGTGCGAGAGCCAAGCCAATGGCAGTGCCGATCTTTGCAATCTTGTTCATAGGAACCTCCTGCCACTCATAAGGCAGGAATGATCGTGCAAGATCATGGCAAGGATGAAACAAAAAGAAACCCGGCCGGAGCCGGGTGGGGTTAGTTCTTTTTCTCAATCTCTTGAGGAGACAGCCTTTCAATAGCTAGCTCAGCCACTGACGGAGGTATTCTTCCTCTAAGGTATTTCGCAAATCTTCCCTGTCCCAAGTAGTCTTCCTGAAGCCATCTCCGATATTCACCCAAAGATTCAAGCGGATAACAATTTGCGATCTGAGGATTCGATTTAGCTTGCGGGTGGTCATCAGGATATCTGTGAGGGAATTTTTCTCTATCCCCGTATCGTTTAGCTAAGCCATTCGCATCCCAGTGGGATGCCCAGCCCTTCCCAATAGAAATATCAACGACCATTTTTTCACCGATTTCAGCGCCAGCCATAATGAGTTCATAAATTATTGGATGGGCTTCATTAAAAATACTGAAAAAACCTGCTGGCGCGCTTTGGTGGTTCAGTTCAATGCGCTCATGCCACTTACGAAATCTCTGTTGTCCGGTCGGGTCATATCCGACTTTACTGTAGATAAGTTCTTGAAGAGCTTTTCCGGCCAAAATCCGAAAATTATCACGTGCTTTGTCTCGTGGCTTAGCTGCATCAAATGCATAATATTCCAACACAGCAAGGCATATTGGCGCTGGATATGCATGTATTGTGCGAGACCCATCGACTATTTCGATATGCGCATTTTTATAATTAATCCCAGATTTATCCAAAATTTCCTTTATCCGGGCCACGCGGGGTTTGAGAGGATCTTCATTCCATTCATGGCTAATGGTACGGATATGCAGATTTTCAATATCAACGAGCCGTGCAAGCCCTCTCCCAGTTAGAAAAGGCGTTCCGTCGCGAAGGACACCCATTCCAATGCCATCAATCTCAGCTTGGAGTTCAATGCCGAGGTCTAAATCATGCTGATTTTGCCCGAGTTCCTGACGGGCTATATTTCGCGGCATTGCCTTGATAACGTTAAATTTTTTGCCGAGTCCTTCGCGCATCCCGCTCTCACTTCCAAGTCCACTTCCCAACGACGCGGCCGTTGATCCAAATCTTTGAAAGCGTTGGCGCGTGTTTCGTCATGTGACTGACTATTCCAGCGCCTTCCGGTAAGTGCAACCCGTCCGGTTACATATTATCCAGTGAAGTATCGACAGAGGATTGCAGGGGAGTGATTACAAAACCACAATCACCCGACATCCCGGTAGTTTGTTGTAACCCCAGCAGGGTCACCCCAAAAACCGGCTGACCTATAGCGGGTTACATTCTGCTCTGCTTAAGCTGAGCGGGGATCCCCTCGCCTTCAGCTTTTGAATTTGTCCATGATGCGCGCAAGGATTGTAGCGCTGGATGGGCCACCGATGCCGATGACGATCAGGCTGATGCAGAAGGCGTTCGAGAAACCCAGCCATTCGCTCGCCATAGCTGCTGGTAAGGACGCCAGTGCAATAATGAAGGCATTGCGTTGGGAGCGTCTTTGCTGGGCATGCTCCTCCACGATCTTTGTGGCAGTCTGGTCTGCCGCTGCCCGTTCCATGGCATGCCGATGGGCCTGCTCTTGCTCTTCGCGGGCATGGCGCCAGTGTCGTTCTTCGTCGATCGTGTCGAGTACGCGATCCTTGACGTCTGGCATGCCGCGGCGGACATAGTCTTCCAGCATTTCTGCCGAAGTGTAAGGACTGCTGGAGGCCTCTATGGTCGCCGAGATCCTCGCGATAAGAATGTCTGACGAAGCTGTCAGATCAATCCCGAGAGCAGTCTGAAGGAGTTCTACGTTCTCGTGCGGAACAGGAACATTATTGTTCCCGCTTTTTCCTGGCTTAGGCGTAGCGGGAGGTTTTGCCATATGCCTTAGGGATCGCTTGGGTTCCGAAAACACGCCCCTCACCGCACATGCGGTCTTGCATCAGGTTCTTGCGATCCTGAAGAAAGCCACCAGAAAATGATCTCTCGCGATGTGTGAACTGTACGGGCGTTGTATCGACCTGCGGGTTCGGATCTATCGCGCGAGACGCGCCGATGATCACGTTTCTGGCGGTCTTATTGTGCAAGATGCCCGTTGCGACTGAAGCAACGTGGCGCTTCACCAGTCTCTCCATTTTCATAACGGTTATCCTCTCTATCAGGGCACAGATATAGTGCTCTCCCCGCGCAATGTCACCATCTTGTTCCGTTTTGATCTGCCGAGATCGCTTCGGGCCATTAGACCCAGGACCATTTTCCGATAACGCGACCAAGAATGACGAGCTTTTCAACCGGACATTCATAGCCAGCGTAACGCTTGCTGAGAGCCGTCACGCGCACTGCCGCTGGATCTGTTCCCGCCAGTGCTTCCAGTTGTCTAAGTGCTGCCCCAACTCCGTCCTGGATCAGATAGATCCCGGCTGGTGACGGAACCGTGTGGGCAAAGTCGATCAGGACACGATCGGTCGGCAGGTAATCCGGCACCATCGCATCGTCCGAAATTCGTACGAAGCCAGGATGGCCTCCCTCGCCTATATGCGCTCGGACCATCTCATGCGGGAGGGTCCAGTGCGCTAGGATAGGGAGTTTTTCGTTCGCAGTGTTATCGACGACCGAAGACAGGCTGTACTCGGGGATGGAGACACTGGGTTGAAGGGCTGGAGGCAAGCCCGCGGTTGGTGATGGGGCCAGCCGCCAGTCACCCTCCATGAGTTCAGGCCACGTCACGCCGAGGTGGGGCGCCAGGCGTTCGGCCCATTCCCGTGACATCTTCCGCTCGCCTTTGCGAAGCTTGAAAATCTGCTGCTTGGACGTGTCCGCCCGCCGTCCCAATTCAGGGTCGGTCAGGCGTTCGCGGGCCATGAGATCGGCCAGTCTGGTCGGATGGTCAGTCATGCAATAATTGGTAACCACTTCCGGTGACCGTGTCGGTAACTAACTTATTGACTATACAGTCCCCACTGTGTTGATGTGGGGTCATGACGCTTGATGAATATCTGAAAAAGCATGAACTGTCCGATGCTGAGTTCGCACGGCAGTCCGGTATCAATCTTCGGAAAATTGTTGGGGACTGGCGTCGTGGTACGCGTCGCCCTGGCGCTGAGAACATGCGCAAGATCCTTGTTTTTACGAGTGGTCGCGTTACCCCAAATGACTTCGTCCTGTCGAAGGACCTGATCCAGAGATACCTGGGTCAATAATGGTCTGGGGCGGCTCCCATCCTTTGCAGATTATCCAGCAGGTTAATCATGGCCTCGGCGGTTTCGGCAGTAGGCCGGATTGTCGGGGCTGGCAGAAGTGTGGGCGACAGGATGATGCCGCTGAGCCGCGTCGCAAGACGTGCGGCCGGAATATACTCGTAGATCCCGGTCTGGGCTCTGAGCTGGGCAAGTCCAAGCAGAGTTGCGTCGATACAGGCGAGCAGCTTTTCCGCCCCCTGCGTTTGATCATCTGGTTTCTCATGTTCCACATCTGCTCCTTCCTTGCGGCACCACTGGGTCTGAACACCCCGAAATCTGCAGGAGACCAAGGCCAGTGTTGTGGAGCATTTCGTCCAAAGGCACGAAGCAGCCGGTTCAGATTGAGCCGGTCATGAATGACACCATCATCGAAGAATATGCGTTGCTCGTTTCCCAGACGGTAGAAAGCCGGCGGAAGGGACGCAGTCTCAAGGCTGCAATTTACGAAGCATCACGTATTCTCGGACTGACTGAACGTCGTGTTCGTGCCTGCCTTTATCGCGAAATCCGCTCGGTTAAAGTCCCCGAATGGCTGGACGTCCGTGCGCGTTTTGCGTCCCACCTTGAAGCCGAGGCACGCCGACACGCTGCCGAGGCCGATCTGTTGCGCGCCCGCATAGAGGCGTTGCGAAATGAGGCTGCATGATCTGGAAATGGTTCTGTCAGAAAATGGCGGCTTACTGGCGCTGGGTTGCTCGCTGCCAAGCTGACAAGGCCGCCCTTGCTCTTGCCCGCGCCGAGGAATGGCGCCGGAGGGCTGGCTTGTGAGTATTGCTGCGACCCACTGGGCCTTTACGTTGCCCATTCCTGCTACTCACAAGATGGTTCTGCTGGCGTATGCGAACCACGCTGATGAGAGGGGTGAGACGTGGCCAGGCATGGATCGCCTGGTCCGTCATACGAGCCTTTCCGAGCGGGCAATCCGTCGCTCCAAGAAGTGGCTCACAAAGCTCGGTCTCATTGCTCCTGTCACTACGGGAAAGCGTTCCGACACGTTCATTCTGAGTGTTGGAATGGAGATTTCCGAGGACTTTCTTGATGGACAGTTTGGCCGGAAAACGGACTGTGAGTCCGAAATTGGCAATGCAAAAACGGACTATTGGTCCGCTGAAACGGACTCACAGGCCAAAAAAACGGACTGTGTGGCCCCCGAATCATCAAGAACTATCAAGAACTATAAATATCCTCCTTTTTGCTCCTCCGTCGAAGCGACGATTTCGAGTGCCGATCCTGACCGTGATCAGAGCGAGATCCTGATGACCCAATCCGGCATCCATCAGCTCCAACTCACTCCCCCGGAGGAACCGTCGGGGCCTTCGCCTTCCCGAAAGCAAAAACCGTCCTCCAGGGCAGGAACTCATGATCCAGAGGAGTTCGATGCGTTTTGGGCAGTTTATCCAAGGAAAGATGGCAAAAAGACTGCGAGGGCAGCCTTTGCCAAAGCCCGAAAGAAGGTTTCTCTGGAACGCCTCCTGGCAGCCGTGAAGGCTTACCCCTTTACCGAGCCGACAGCCCGTGGCGATTTTCGTCCAATGCCCGCCACATGGCTCAACGGCGAACGTTGGGAGGATGACATCGTGGCAGACGCACTGGAAATGATCGAGCAAGAGCGCCGGATGGGTTCCGATGGGCAAAAGGCTTTTGCTGCTGCTCGGGCAAAATGGGCCGCAGACGGTGGCAGTGGGCGCATGCCAAAGCGGGAAGATTTTGAGATGGGAGTGATGGCATGAGCCCGGCCCACTGGACACCGCAGCATTGGACGGCACTGGAGCGCTACGATCACACGCTTCAGGCTCTGACGGAGGCCTGGCAGGGTCTGCTGGAGCTCAATAGTTTTGATCACGAGCGGATCCTGAAGGAGATCCGCATGGTGTCTCAGGCGATGGCAGTGCGGGCCGTAAAACACGAGGAGAAACATCTCCATGAGTGCTGATCTTCATGGCCTGCAGGATCTCTGCACGACGTACCTGCGCCCTCTGGAGAGTATTCAGGCCGAGAATGCGGTATTGTCCTCGGTCCTGCTACGGAACCCGGACTACGACGCGATTGCTGAGATCCTGCGTCCTGAACACTTCTCGGCTTTGCATCGCGGGGAAATGTATCGGCTGATTGGAAATGCCATTCAGGCCGGGCGACGCGTTGATCCAGTTACGATGCGGGAAGCCTTTTCTTCGAACGAGGCTTTGGCTGCCTACGGGGCCCAGAAGGCCGTACTTGAGGCCATGAACAATGGCATTCCCTGCCCTCATGCTCTGCTGCGCTCCTACGCCAATGAAATCGTGGATCTTGCGATGCGGCGTAGTCTCAGAAGCATGGCTCAAAAGGTTCTGAACGCAGAGAACGAAACCGAAGACGACAATGCCAGTGCAATCATCAGTCGGCTTCAGGAGCAGCTTCAGGGGCTCTCTGCGGGTGTGGATGGAACGCGACAGGCCAAGACAGCCAGTCAGGCGTCTCATGAGGTCATTGGAGATCTGGAGGCCTCCTGGAAGGCCGGCACGTTCCTGTCCGGTCTGGATTGTGGGTATGCCGAACTGAACAAACGCCTTCGTGGCCTGCGCCCGGGTGGCATGTATGTGTTGGCCGGGCGCCCGGCTATGGGAAAATCTTCCCTCGCTTTGGGTGTTGCGGTGCGTATGGCTTTGCAGGAAGGTCGCGGTCTCTACTGGTCTGGAGAGATGGACAGCAAAGAGCTCATGGCCCGTGCCATTTCGGCCAAATGTGGGCTGCCTCTGCAAACCGTTTTGACCGGTATGATCGAGGGCGATAATCAGCCTGAAAAAGTCTCTCGTCATACGCTCGAGCGTATCATTTCTGCGGGAATGGCGGCGAGAAAGATCCCGCTTGTTATTGATGACCGTGAAGGGCTGAGTGTTCAACAGATTGCCGTCCGGGCGCGGCGCATGGCGCGCGAACCCGATGGCCTAAAGTTTGTCGTGATTGACTATATTGGTCTTTTGCGAGGGAGCGATGCCGTACGTCGTTCTGGTAACCGTGTCGCCGAGGTGACGGAAATCAGCGGCGAGATCGCGCGAATGGCTCGTGAGTTGAGGGTTCCTGTGATCGCCCTTTCGCAGCTTAACCGACAGTCCGAAAACCGCGAAGATCGGCGGCCAGGGATGGCCGACATACGAGACAGCGGTGCTATCGAGCAGGATGCCCGATGCATTCTGGCTGTTTATCGTGAAGAAGCGGCTTTGCGGCTTCGCCTCGGTCACGACGGACAGGTTGTTCGTAATTTGAACGAAGGTGAACAGGCCTATCAAAAGCGTGCGGTGGAGTTTGAGGCTGCTCTCGAAAGGTCTCGGGGTAAGGGTGAAGTTCTCATCCTCAAAAATCGGGGCGGTGTGGGTGGTGTCGTAGATATGTGGTTCGACGGCCCTGCAACATGGTTCCGGGATGTGTCTGAAGGAGAACGTGGTGTGGCTTGGTGATTGAACCGGTGCCGCTTGAGGAGTGTCGAACTAACGGAAGGAAGTGTTGATAAGATGTGGCAGTTTCAAACCCCTGGTGCCCCTAAGAGAGGCGAGGTTTGCCGCTGAGCGCTGTGCAATGTTTATCTTGTGTCAGCCGTAGCGAACGATGTTTTAAAGCGACATCTGAGGGCGAATACGAGAGGTCTTATGAAGAACAAGTACCTGGTGCTGATTGCTGGCGCGACTTTTTGCGTTGCCCTCTGGTTTTTGGCCGTCAGCGGTCCTCATGGTTCTGCTGGCAGGCTGTTAGCCGTCGGGATACCGATGTTCACGGCTACTGCTCTCGTAGTCAGCAGAAATAGGCGCCGGCTCTAATCGGGGGCATGATTGATGCACAAGGCTCCCGGCTATCGGCTGTTAAATAAAATAAAGGTTACGATATCAGTATAAATGTAGACGCCTGAGACATTCGGTTGCTAGCCTCTCTAAGCCAGCAGAAATTCAAGCTGGATCAAGGAGAAGTCCCGATGAAGAAAATACTTTTTGCCGGTAGTGCAGTCCTGGTCATGTCCGCATTCGCATCAGTTTCTGCAAACGCAAACGCCTCAAATTCGTCGCAGAATATCCTCTCTCAACTCTCCATCCAGAAAACCGTGAATTATCCGAACGGCCAGACGTGCCTTGTTACCCCTTCAGGAGAGATCTTGGAGTGCTGGACTACCGGCACAAATCCTCCATAATCGCCCCCAATCAAACGGAAGAGGCACAGCGCTGCCTCTTCTCACTCAACGCACACTAACATTTGAGTAGAAACACGCGTGATATTAACCTTTGAGAACAAAGGGGTAACCATAGTTACCAACTCATGGACTGTACGCGATAACGGAGCCAAGGGCGTTATTGTCTGCTACACTTGGGGGGCGGACGACGTAAGTTTCTTCGATAGTGCAACGGGAACTTCCCGAGCATATCTCGCCATGAGCATTCAAGAGTTTACTAAGCGACTTGCTAGCGCCAGAGCATCTGGCATGTGCCAGATTGAACCCGAACAGGTCGTTAGTCCGAATTCCTTTTGGTGACTGGCACAAGGCATCATCAAAACGGGCCGGTGGAGTTCTGATCTTGGCGCGAGGTAAAGGAAAAATCGAGCGCAAGCCTGCCAAACAGGATCTGCCATCGAAGGTCTGCCCCGTCTGTGATCGCCCGTTCACGTGGCGCAAGAAATGGGCGAAGGATTGGGGTCGAGGGGCCGCCAATTCCGTTCTGAGTGCCTAAATATTTGTACGATTGAGGAGAGTTCCAAAAGTGCTTGGGGCTCGAGACGCAATAAGCAGCTATTGCCGAAGGGCTTTATCATCAACAAAACGGAGCCTGAATTCTGCTGACTGCTGCGCTTTCTTTGTAAATAGGTTTGGAAATTTAAGAACGCCGGCCTCCATTGACCATTCATGCAGAATGCCTAACTGCAATAGCTTGCGGAATCCGGTTTGCATTTCTCCAGAGATTACGAGCCTTTCAATTGCCGGTATCGTCCCATACCTCTCGAGCATTTTGATAAACTCTGTCGGGTGATAGCCTTTAGCTCGTGATACAAGGATACTTTCGTCCACCCATGCCTTGAGACCAGCTTCTGTCTTGGGATAGTCGGTCATAAATTCTTTCCTCGCCTGATAATATGTCATCTCTAAAACGACGATTATTCGTTCTTCAGAATTTCGTCCTTGTACTGATATTTCCTATGCCAAAGGGCGCGCCCTTCCCGCACTTTCAGCAGTCGTAAGCCCAGCCTGATTTTGTTTGTCGCGTGGTCATGCGCTGAGGGCCAGTTTCGCGATCATGCTAGAGCGACTCTCGCCTGCTTCTTTTGCGACCCTATCAAGGCGCGCAATGACACGGCGAGGCAACGTGATGTTCACACGCTCGAATTTCTCGTCAAGTATAGCCGGATCAACGTCCACAAAGCCCCAGATCCACTCAGGTCCAGACCACCGCCCCGTGGCGCGGAGAGTATCAAGGTCGGATGGTTTAGGAACAGCGTTGCAGTTATCGAGGGCATCTTCAATCCAGAGCGTCATCGCTTCCTGAGCATTGTCGATTGCTTCGTTGAACGTATCGCCCGCAGAAAAGCAGCCGGGAAGGTCTGGCACAATTACGCCAAATGCCTGCGTGTCTGAACCGCGCTCAATCACAATTGGGTATCTCATTTTCGGCCTTTCAGCCGGACTATTTAAGCCCGGCCTGTTTTCTGATTGCTGCCACCAAACCTTTTCCGAGGTCTTTTTTAGGGTGGGGAATGGTAACCGAGTGTCCATGGTCCTTGTGGTGGAATATGTGATGTGATCCTCGGCATCTGACTTCTTCCCATCCTGCTTTTTTCAGCTCTCGGATTAGTTCGGCGCTGTTCATGAGTATTTAATACACACTATGCGCATCGGTGTCTAATGAAAATGTGTATGGTGTGTATTTATTTTGACGGGAAACGACTGTTCTTGCTGGCAGTAAGATTCCAATATCTATTGTGGTATCCTGTTACCGGTTTTGCTTGTACTGAACATGGCCTGATGATAGGTTGGGCCTATGACAGAACCCACTGCAAACAGCGGCAAGCAGCGGAGAAAACCGCCAGCAGGCAAGCCATTCCAAAAAGGACAATCCGGCAATCCATCGGGGCGACCCAAGGCTCTGAAAGAGGTTGTCGAGCTTGCGCGGTCTCACACCATCACGGCTATTGAAGCGCTCGCCCAGATCGCAGGTAAAGCCACAGCCCCTGAAAGCGCTCGCGTGTCTGCCGCCAATGCCCTGCTCGACCGCGCTTGGGGTAAGCCGAAGGACACGGTGGCACTTGAGAACGCAGAAGGTGGACAGCCCTTCCAGATCGTCATTCGCAAGCTGAGTGATGGCTGAGCTTCAGATCCCGGCTTATGGCTGGCTTCCGCGTGACTACCAGATGGGGCTTTGGACCTATCTCGAGAATGGCGGGAAGCGGCCTTACAAGGCTGCCCCGACAGTTGGCTCGACAATAAAGCGTGGACAAGGGCCTGTTTCATCTCTTTCTCAAAACCTACCAGGTCGGCGTTCCTGGTTCATTTCGGAAATAGTAGGCAAGAGAAACGGGCCGAAGTAAGTCGCCAAGACAAAGACGGATGCCGTTAGTTTTCCATATTGCCGTGACGTAAAAATAAATGTTACGATTTGACATAGAAGAGAAGGATTTTGACATATGAGTTTCTGGGCGAGCTTTCTTTATGGTGAAAAGCAAGATAAGCGATTTCGGCATATGGTCGATCTTGAGAAAGAAATAGATACATTAATAAAATTAAGAAATAATAATCCATCAACAGACGCTTTAGAAGAAGCAAACAAACAAATAACGCAAAAAAAATCTGATTTTGATTTGTATAAAACATTTTGGGAAACCGAAAATTCCCGCATGAATAGAACTTTTGCGGTTATTGCCGGGTATCTAGGCGCTGCTGGATTAATGATTCCAATTATGAAAGATGTATACAAATCCTTGTATGGTACAAATAAAGAATATGCTAACATTTATTTAATTGGTAATGTATTATTTATATTATTAATATTCTTTATTCCTTTAGTTTTTAATATAATTAGAGTGACGTACCGTTGGAGTGTCAGGAGACGTTCTCAGTAATTTAATCAGTACATTTTAGAATATCTAAAAATATTCTTTTTGCAGTGCAGATCCCCGCTCGGGCGCTCAACACCAAACGGGGCGCCCTTCCCTCACTTGTGTGCCCAGCCTGATTTTGTTTTCTGTATTGTTATGGCCTCTTCTCCTCTCGTGAAAAACGGGTCAAGAACTTCTCGTACGGCTCGTTAAGAGCGTGGACGGCACGGTGACAATTTGCACAAAGCAGCGTTAGATCATTCAAAGTGTTTTTTGATGCTCCGAACATGAGGGGGCGCTTATGGTGGACCTCCAGACAACTCGTCTTCGCTTCCGCATAGTTCTCCAAGCCTTTGGTCCCGCAAGCTGAGCACTGTAGACGCTCCGCGCGGATCGCTTGAGTTTTGTACATGTTCGCGAGGGTCTTATTACGAACTCGGCTACGTGAGGTGCGTTTTCTGTCGTCACCTTCTTCGGCTTCAATCTTCTCGATTACGACGGGCAGAACCATCCACTCCTCCTCCCCATCACCGCGCCAGTATAGTTCGGACGCGCTTGGTAAAGCTGTGTAATCTAGCATCACGTCACCAACAAAAATCCCCGCCTCTTGGTTGGCGGGGCTGCACTGGCCGCCGTATGAAAATACGAAAGTAGATTTGTTTCCGCGTGCGGTAAAAGTAGACAGTACGTCCTTGCCTGAAATAGTTGTCCAATGCGTGTAGATTTTACCGTCTGTAAGTTCATTATCAAAGGCCGGCAGAAAGTCGATCGAACCCTTGGCCTCGGAATTTAACCACTTTACTTTCCATGTGGGAATTAGCGCGTTCCAAAGGTCCATAAATATCTCGCAATCAAAATTACTAGCTCTAAAACGACAGAATTAGAGCAGTTTTCTCCTTGTACAGCCACCCTCGTCTGTACTAAGATTCCCGCATGCCGAAAGCCCTGAAATCCCGCGCCGGACTCGGCGATACTCTCCGCCGTTTTTCTACGCCGAAGCCGACAAGAAAAACGGCGTTCGTCGTGCCTCGTGCAGAGGATAATTCGCCCACGCCCGAACGCATGGCAAAGCCGGATTATGAATGGCAGGGCAAGAAACGGATTAAGCTGAGTACGGTCAACGCACTGCATATGGCGGGCGATATCGATGGCGCCGCAGTAACCGCAGCCCAGTGGTGGATTTGCGACTATGTCTTCGCGCACCATGGGTATCTGGATATCCTAAGCGATGTGCTCCCCACTGACTATGTAAAGGGCGACGTCCACACATTCGCCATTTCACGCGGGCACGCTGCCGAGCGTATCGGTATGATCCGAGACCGCTTGGGGCTTTGTGCTCATGTTCGTCTGGAAATGTTGCTGGCTCGGGAGCTGTCATTCTCGGCAATGGCTGAGGCCTTGGTGCCAGAAAAGGCCGCTCACGGTCGACGGATTATCTCCGGGCAATGCGCGCTCGTGCTTGAACAGCTCTCCGATGCCTATGCCGTGGTACGTCGGGAGGCGCGGGGGGACGTCCAGACACAGAAAGCCCTTGTACTTGGACCCAGTGCCTGATACGGTTGGACAACACTGAAGAACTTCGCCTTTAGCGCAAATAGCTTCCCGGACAATCAGAAATGCCCTCACCCACCATCACGACCGGTGATGTCGTGTGGTGGAAGAATGGCCGGTATCTGGTTGTTTCAGTAACGCAGAACAGTGCGGCGCTCTGCCCGATTGTTCTCTGCCCCGTTCCTGGGCATCGGGCAGATGTGAAGCCATCGTGGTTTGATGCGGTCTATCTCCGCATCGATTGTGAAGCTGCAATCAGGTGTGTGCCGTTCGGGGTTACCTGTCGCTCTGTTGAACCTGCGGGATATCGAGCATCCGGAGAGGTGGTATCCCGCGTTCGTCTGGCGATTGGTCGTGAGGTTTCGGCCCGTCAGTTTGAAGAGACGCAATGTCTTTCACTGTTGCGGGCCTCATAGCTCGGTTGGGTGCTTTTTCTTGCAGTTCTCCACGCGGAACTGAAAAGCCTGATCTCTCTAGCGCTACGTTCCGAAAGGTGAACGTGACACGCGTGACGCATGGGCAAACCGCGCACCTGTAAATGACGGGCGGTAAGACAGGCAGCGTTTTTCATTCGAGAGGATAGAATTATGGCGGACCTAACGCCAAAACAGGCGCGGTTCGTCGAGGAATATCTAATTGATCTGAATGCGACACGCGCAGCGATACGGGCTGGATACAGTGAGAAAACCGCTGAACAGCAGGCATCGCGGCTATTGGGGAATGTTAAGGTTGCGGAAGCGATTTCGGCGGCCCAGTCCCGACGTTCTAAGCGAACCGAAATTACTCAGGATCGAGTACTTCAGGAATTGGCCAAGCTTGGGTTTGGTGACATTCGGGATATCTTCTCGGAAGACGGTTCCCTGCGACATCCGAAAGACATGGATGCGGATGCAGCGGCCCGGATCTCGTCCATCGAAGTGGTCGTGAAGCCAGTAGCCGGAACGCAGGGTCAAGAAGTCGAGCATGTCGCCAAGATCAAAGCGTGGGATAAGCTTGGTGCACTGACGCAGATTGGTCGTCATCTCGGCATGTTCAAAGACAAGCTCGAAACCTCTGGCGAGATCGCCATCAACATCACCTCGGATGACGACGCGCTGTAAGCTATGGTCGCCAAACTGAATCCCGCTCAAGACGAAGCCAACCGGCTTCTGGGTTCACCTGCGACGCATATTCTTCTGCGAGGTGGTTCACGGTCCGGCAAGACGTTCCTGCTTATCCGGGCGATCGTCATTCGGGCGGTGAAGGCTCCGGGGTCGCGGCACGGCATCTTTCGACATCGTTTCAATGCGCTGAAGCATACAATCATCGGGGACACATTCCCTAAGGTCATGCGGTTGTGCTTCCCCGACCTGCCCTACACGCTGAACCGGACGGACTGGTATGTCACGCTCCCGAATGGCTCGGAGATCCTGTTTCACGGCCTGGACAGTTCAGACCGGACCGAGAAGATCCTCGGGCTTGAGTTTGCGACCGTCTATATGAACGAGGCGAGCCAGATCAGTTATGCAGCGCGGAACATGCTGCTGACCCGTCTGGCGCAGAAGACCTGTCTTTCGGTCAAGGAATATATCGACGCCAATCCGCCTACGACGTCGCACTGGCTCTACAGCCTGTTCGAGCGGAAGGTTGAGCCCAAGGGTGGAGAGCCCCTGCCCGACCCCGCCGATTATGCGACCATGCAGATCAATCCGGACGCCAACCGGGCCAATCTGTCGCCGGAGTATCTGAAACAACTTGAGGCGTTGCCGGAGAAGGAGCGTCAGCGTTTTCTGTTCGGCAATTACCAGACCGCCATTGATGGCGCGCTCTGGACGCTGGACCGGATCAGGCGCGCTGCTCCCGGTACCGATACGAATCGGGATGAAGTGCTGTCTCAGATGCGGCGGGTTGTCGTCTCGGTCGATCCGTCCGGCTGCTCAGGTTCCGAGGATTACCGCTCTGATGAAATCGGCATTGCGGTGACGGGCGTGGACCGGGACGGCAATGGGCATGTTCTGGCTGATCTGACCTGTCGTCAGGGGCCGGCAGGATGGGCGAAAGTTGCTCTGGATGCTCTGGATCTGTGGAAAGCGGATCGGATCGTTGCTGAACGGAATTTCGGCGGCGCGATGGTGGAACAGACGATCCGGTCTGTCCGGGCAACAGCACCGATTAAGCTGGTGACGGCTTCACGTGGGAAATATGCCCGCGCCGAACCGATCGCCGCGCTCTACGAGCAGGGCAAGGTTACACATCACGGCCGGTTCCCGGATCTTGAAGACCAGATGTGTCAGTTCTCGGCCTCTGGCTTCCAGGGGGCTCGCTCACCTGACCGGGCGGATGCGATGGTCTGGGGGTTGACGGAACTCATGCTCGAAGACCAGCCGTCTACTGGCTTCCAGCGCCTGCCCCCCGCTGAAATGGCAATGATTTAGGATTTTTTATGTGGCCTTTCACCCGCAAGCGAGCAGTGGAAGCGGCGCGCATGCGGGTAGAGCCGCGCATTTCCGAGGCGCCCCCCTCTCCATTCAAGGGGGACGTATGGCGCGAGGTTGAGCGCGGGCTCTCTCGTGGGGCCGGCCGGCCTTCATACGCCCTTTACCGTCCGCTCGACGGTGTGAGGCCGAAAGCCTCTCCTATTGCTCAGGACAGCGCCATACCGCCCGCTGTTCAGAACTTTATGAATAACGCGGTTGCGGATGGGGTAGCCTTCATGGGCTATCCGCGCCTGGCTGCCATGGCTCAACGAGCCGAATACCGACATATCGTCGGAACGTTGGCCGAGGAATCAACTCGCGAATGGATCGAGTTTCGTGCGGCCGATGGCGAGGACAAATCAGAACGTCTCAAGGATCTGCGGATCGAATTTACGCGCCTGAAGGTACGGGAATGTTTTCGTCAACTCTCGGAGTATGACGGCTTTTATGGCCTCGGGATGCTCTATCTCGATACTGGGCTACCGGCACGCTCTCCGGATCTTGCCACACCTCTTCTCGTAGAACCGGAAACCATCGGTATCGGCGCTCTCAAGTCCCTGCGGGTGGTTGATCCGATCTGGATCAGTCCGAACGATTACAACGCTGCGGACCCGCTGAAATCCGCTTTTTATCGCCCATCCACATGGTGGGTGCAGGGTGCGAACCTGCACGAAAGCCGTCTTCTGCGTTTCGTATCTCGCGATGTGCCCGACATCCTGAAGCCATCGTACAATTTCGGCGGGATGTCTCTGGTCCAGATGGCCAAGCCCTATGTTGACAACTGGCTCAGAACGCGACAGTCCGTTGCCGATCTGATTAACGGCTGCTCCATCGTCAATCTGAAAACCGATCTCATTGCCACCATGCAAAACGTAGGCGTTGGTGGCCTGATTGATCGCGTGCAGTCGTTCATCAAGTTTCGCTCCAACCGTGGAGTAATGCTCACGGACAAAGATAAGGAAGAGCTTCAGATACTATCTGCCAATCTGGCGGGATTGGATAAGCTTCAGGCGCAGGCGCTGGAGCAGATATGTGTCGTGGCTCAAATGCCCTTGGTAAAATTCACGGGCATTTCTCCATCAGGACTGAACGCATCTTCTGATGGTGAGATCAGGGTTTGGTACGACCGTGTTGCAGCCTATCAAGAGCAGTTCTTCCGTCCATCGCTCACCCGAGTGATGCACATCGTCATGCTGTCTCTTTGGGGTGAGATTGATGAGAGTATCGACTTCGCGTTCATTCCTCTGTGGCAGATGGATGACGCTGCGAAGGCCGCGATCCTCAAGACAAAGGCTGACACGGTTGTTGAGTTGATCGAGGCTGGCGTCGTGTCGCAGGAGGAAGGGCGCAAGGTCGTAGCCGATGACCCTAACAGCCCGTTTGATGGAATTGATGTTGATGACCTCCCCTTACTGCCCGATGACGGAGAAGATCATATTTCCCTGCTACCTGATGCGGCCGCAGGAAAAATAGGGGCGAGCAGGGTTTAAGTAGGAAATCAGGCTGGAATAGTGTTCCTGCCGACCAGATTGCGGCGGACCGCTGGTACGAGATCGAGGCCTATGCGCCTCGGTCTTCCATCGGACGGGAGAGAAAGGCCCGGTTCATGAGCCTGTTCCCATACGTTGCGCTCAAGCGGAGTGTTATTGCCGCCTAACCCCTCAGCCGCCCCTAACCGGGCGGCTTTTCCAATGGTCCTCAGTTCGGATATTGGCTCGATCCTTCAAATTTTCCTGACGAATTCTCGGGCGGTGGGCGGCATCCGTCTGGGGGAGGTAGCGGCCTACTATTGCTGTCCATAGGCGGCGGTGGTGGCCGGTCCCCATCATTGCCCATTCCTTGTGGTGGCCTGTGACCAAAGCCACCTGGAGGCGGCCCGCATCTGTGATGGGGCTTATCTCCTCCACTACGCTCACTCTTTTCGGCGTCGTTGTATGACGGAGCTGCAGTGCTGAGGGTTGTATAAGTTTGGCCGTTATAGACAGTTGTACCCTGAGCCGAGAGCGGCAAAGGCATGGCACTGACAACCAAAATGATCAAAGGTACAATTCGGGGGCTCATAAACATCTTCCCAATGTCGGATGCTCACCCTTGAAGTGCGATCTCGTAAATTGCCAGTAAGGAATGGCAACGGCGTGTTTCCTCTCCCTACACCTCATTCCGCCACGAAGCTGCCCCTCACCGGGCGGCTTTTTTATTGGATTTAGTGATGAGAAAGACGCCTAAGACGCTAAAGCCCATTCGCCCCAATGCGGGCGTCGAGGTCGCCTATCACAAAGCTCTTACAAGCCTGATCGACGAAATGGACAGCAGCCTGACCTATTGGCTCAAGGCGAACTATCGGAAGCATGAAGAGCAAATCGCCCAGGATAGCGCTGCAAATGATCTTCAAAGTTTGCTCAATAAGCTGACCGGGCATTGGCGATCAAAATTCAACAAAGTTTCTAGGTTCCTTGCTGACAAACTTGTCAGAGGGGCGGGGCGCCACTCCGACGCTGCTTTACGCAAGGGGCTAAAGGAAGCTGGTATGACCGTTCAGTTTCGCCCGACAGAAGGCGTGAAGAACGCGATGCAGGCTGCAGTGAACGAAAATGTAGCCTTGATTAAAAGCATCGGAGAGCAACACCTTAACGAGGTGAACCAGATGGTTATGAGAGCCGTAACCCGCGGCAGCTCTTTAGGAGAATTAACCGAGGGGTTGCAACATCGCTTTGGGGTTACCAAGCGGCGCGCTGCATTTATTGCACGAGACCAAAATGCCAAAATTACATCCGTCATAAATCGACAGCGTCAGATCGAGATGGGACTGTACAAGGCAGAGTGGGTTCATAGCTCAGGCGGCAAGCACCCTCGTGAAACCCATGTTCGAGCCGGTCGAAGCCGTCTGAGGTATGACGTCCGAAAAGGCGCAGATGTGGATGGAGACGGGAAGCTTATTTTCCCTGGTGAATTGCCAAATTGCCGGTGTTCGTCGCGGCTAATTTTACCCGGATGGAACGGCTAATGAATGATATTCTGGCATATGACCGGATGGGGAGTGTCCGTACCGTTGATGCTGATGGGCGCCTGCGAGTGGCGAAAACCCCAATCAGCAAAGCAAACGTATGTCCTTATCGAGGAAAAGAAATCCCAGGATGGGACAAGCTGGGCCTAGATCCTGAACGGATTTACCGCCTCCTCCGCGACCCCCAGGAACTCGAAAAGGGCGCGCATACCTTCAATGGACTGCCCGTCCTCGAAGAACACTACCACGTCACTGCCGATGATCCCCGGCGTGATCTGGTCATCGGAACCACCGGCAACGAGGCGTCTTTCGAGGCGCCTTTTCTGTATGACAGCCTTGTCATCTGGGATGGGCCGTCAATCGAGCGGATCAAGAGCGGCGAACAGCGCGAACTCTCCAGCGCCTACCGCTACCGCCCGGACATGACAGCCGGTGCGTTCGATGGAGAGCCTTATGACGGCGTGATGAGGGACATTGTCGGGTCTCATGTCGCCGTTGTTCCTGCGGGCCGTGCTGGCCCAGACGTCCTTGTTGCGGACGCAAAACCGGAAAATATCAACATGCCAAAGAACATGACGTTGCGGGACAAGCTCCTGGCATCCGTCACCCCTTTCCTTGCCAAGGACGCGGATCTCGAAGCCTGCAAGAAGGCGATGGACGATGATCTGGACGACAAGACAGCCACAAACGATGCCGCTGATACGCTGCGGAACCTGTTGGCCGGGCGCGTTCCGGACGATGTGATGGATCAGGTTCTGGCCCTATTTCAGAACAAAGCCGCTGGTGGAGACCTCGATGTCGCCACGGATGATGACATCGAGACGCGCCGCGAGAAGCTGAAGGCTGCCGGTCTGACGGATGACGAGGTGGACAAGTGCCTCGGTGCCCTGACTGCCACAGCCTCGGATAAAGAGCCGACAGAGGCGAACCGACAGCGTGAAGCTGAAGGGGCGCGTCAGGCAGATGCCGAGAGAGCAGCGCGTGAAAAGGCGGACCGCGAACGGGAGGCCGCAGGCGCTCGCAAGGCGGACGAAATTCAGAGCGCGATGGATGCCAAGCTCAAGACGGCCGTAGCGGATGCCGAACGGAACGCGATCCGTCGCATGAATGATCTTCATGCCGCGCGTGACGCCGTAAAGCCTTTTGTGGGCGCGGTCGCGATGGACAGCGCCGAAGGCGTTTATGGCTTTGCTCTGAAGAAGGAAGGCTACGACCTGTCCGGCATCCCCGGCAGCGCATATCGGGCTATGTTCACGCAGCATGCGAAGAACACGGCGATTGCGACGAAGGCTCCGGGGATCGCGGCTGACAGCGCTGCGTCCATGTCCTTCCTTGAAAAGTTTCCCTCCCTCACCCGCATCAAGGGGGCCTGATCATGGGTTTCCAGACTTCCGTTAACCAGCAGCCTGCCATTGGTGTGCCTGGCGACTTTGCATCGAACAACCCGACCGCCACGGTCCTCGCTGGTGAAGGCGCTCTTGTCGCTGGCTCTGGCGGCGTGACCGTCGCGGCCTTCGCCTGGATCGGAACGGACGGCAAGACCGTCACCAACGTCGGCACGACTGCACCGGACGGCTTTGTCCACCGCGAACTTCAGGGCCTCATCGCCAATATCTACGATGAAGCCACGATGCTGATCCCCGCTGGATACATGGTCTCGCTCTATGCGGCAGGCGATTTTTTCGCAGTCAGCAAGACGGCTGCCACGCGCGGTCAGAAGGTATTCGCATCCACGGCGGACGGCAGCATCAGCACTGGCGCAGTGGGAGCCACCGTAACCGGGGCCATCGAAACGCCTTTCTATGTCGGTTCCGCAGGTGCGGCTGGCGACACCATCAAAATCACGACGTGGGATCATCACTGATGCCGTACTCTGCCGAACTCGACTTTCTCGCTGGTAAGGGGCTGGTCTTCCCCGATGGGACGGGCGTTCTCGAAAATGACGCTCTCCTTGCCAGCGATGCGATTGCCATGGACGCCATGCCGGAGCTTTCCACCACGGCTTCCGCCGGCATCCCGGCCTTCATGACGTCATACGTCGACCCCAAGCTGATCAATGTCGTCTTCACGCCCATGCGCGGCGCGGATCTTGGCGGCGAGGTCAAAAAGGGTGACTGGACCACGACCAACGCCATTTTCCCGATGATCGAGGTCACGGGTGAGGTGTCCAGTTACGGTGACTGGAACAACAACGGTCAGGTCAATCTGAACCCGACGTTTCCGGACCGTCAGTCCTACCATTATCAGGTGTTCGCCAAATGGGGTGAGCGTCAGCTGGATATGGCTGGGAAGGCACGCATTCAGTGGGCTGCCGGTCTGCGTCAGGCCGCGGCTCTGAAGCTGAACAAGTTCCAGAACCAGACGTACTTCTACGGCATCGCGGGACTACGGAACTATGGCTACCTGAATGACCCCTCCCTCCCCGCCTCCATTGTGCCCGAGACCAAGGCAGCGGGTGGTACGGGCTGGACAAATGCGACGTCTGTGGAGATGCAGCATGACGTCATCGCGCTGATCAATCAGTTGCGTGAGCAGTCGGGCGGTATCGTGGATACCGACAGCAATATCACGATCGGCCTGTCTCCAACCAGTTCTGGTAAGCTGACCATCGCCAACGAGTACGGCAAGTCCGCCCTCGACATGCTGAAAGCCTCGTACCCAAACCTGCGTTTCGTGCAGGCCGTGGAATTTGGCGATGTTGCAGGCATGACAGTTCAGGCCATGCTTGCCATGGCTGAAGACATTGACGGCCAGAAGACTGCCGAAGCGGCTTTCACCGAGAAGCTGCGCGCTCATGCCGTTGTCACGGAAAACTCGGGCTGGTCCCAGAAAATGAGCCAGGGCACCTACGGCGCAATCATCTACATGCCGCTCGGCATCGCAACCATGGCGGGGATCTGATCCATGAGTGAAACACGCACTGGGAACACTGTTACGGTTGCCTGTAAGCTGCCGAATGGGCTGGTCCTCAAGGTTGGAGAGAGCAAGGTTATCCTTGCGGGCTCCAACTCCTCCCGCGTGATCGGTGGATACGGCCTGACGGCTATTCCTGCCGATCTCTGGGCCGAATGGCAGAAGGCGCATGCGGACACGCCCTTCATCAAGAAGAATATTGTGTTCATGCAAACCACTGCCGCCAAGGCTGAGGCGCAGGCCGGTGAGCAGTCAGAAGTAAAAACGGGCTTTGAAGGTCTCGACCCGGACAAGCCTGCCGCTGGTATTACGCCTGTCGAGAAGAAGTAATCTGATGCCGGTAGCGCAACTCAACTACGCGCTGTGGTCGAAGCGCTATCCGGCGCTTGGCGCGAATGTGGATGAGGATCTCGCCAATGCCTATTGGGCAGAGGCGGGGCTTTATCTCGACAACACAGAGTGCAGTCCGGTTCAGGATGTCGCACAGCGCTGGCTTCTACTCGGCATGCTGACGGCACATCTGGCCCAGATCAATCTTCCGTCGGATCAGGGGGGATCAGGTATTGTCGGGCGCGTCTCGGCTGCCAGCGAGGGCAGTACGTCTGTCAGTGCTGACATGGGGCCTGTCACCGGCTCGCAGGCATGGTTTATGCAGACGCAGTCCGGGGCTTCATTCTGGCAGGCAACAATCTGGCTTCGAACGGCGCAGTACGTCACCACGCCCTACGTTCAGCAGGAGACATGGCCCTGATGGCAAAATCAGTTCTTAAGGGTAGCGATCGCCTTCAAAAGACGTTGGCCGGGATAGGAAAAGATCTTCAGGGCGGCTGGCTCAAGCGTGTCTTAGGTCGTTTCTTAGGTCGCTCTGTGCGGTTGCCGCATCTGGAAATTGGCTTCTTTGAGGACGCACAATATCCCGATGGGACATATGTAGCCCAGGTAGCCTATTGGGACGAATACGGGACCGAGCATTCACTTGCTCGCCCCTTCATGCGCGTCACCATATCGAAGCATCAAAATGAGTGGTCCGACCTTCTTGCATCTGCGCTGGAAAAGTCGGGAGGCAATCTGGATAAGGCTTTAGGAATTCTAGGCCGTATAATTGCCGATCAAGTTCGTGAGCAGATCAAGGAAACAAATGGGCCACCAAACTCTGCAGTGACCAACCTTTTGAAGCAGCGTTTTCCTAAAGGTGACTATACAGCCGCTGATTACTTCAAAGCTCGTCATGATGCAGCTAATGGTGCAGACGCCCCTGCTGGCGAAGTGCTGATATGGTCCGGGCAGATGTACCAGAGTGTAAATTCTCAGGTGGTCAGTGATTAACGTCTTTGCCATCGCCAATGCGGCTACGAACGTCGTCAATCCGCCGATCTCTGCTATTCTGAAAGTCTCGGACGGCGAGACAGTGAATGATGACTTCAGTGTGACCCCGGGCACTGTGGAAATTCTGGTTTCCATCAAGGTTCAGGCCCTCAGCGCGTCTGACCTGCGGCAGCTTCAGAACATCAACCAGTCATCCGACATGCGCGCCGTTTATATCCGGGGCGGCATCAAGGGACTGAACCGACCGCTAAAGACCGGGGGCGATCTCCTGAATTTCTACGGTTCTGACTGGCTCGTCACACAGGTTCTGGAAGAATGGGGAAATGGCCAATGGTCCAAACTTGCGGTGACCCGACAGATTTAGCGTCATCGGCCATTACCTACGCGCCGACGGACAGCACCCTGTACACAGCACTTGGGAATTATCTCAAGACCGTTCTGCCAGATCCATTCCGCATACGTCAGGGGCAGCAGAACCGGACAGCCTCACCTGTCGGCCCATATTGCGTGATGCAGCTCATCACAACGCGCCTCTTGGCGACCAATGGCTGGTCCTACACGGATACGTCCCGCGTGGTCACAGAGATGCGCGAAGTGACTGTGCAGGTAGACGCGTTTGGCTCAGGAGCTGGCGACGCGCTCAAGCAGGTTTGTGGTCTCTGGCGCGATTTCTACACAACGGACTGGTTGCGGGCTAATGCGCCGATCCTGTCCCCCCTCACCGCCGCAGAGCCTCGACAGCTCGCATTCGTAAACGGTGAACGTCAATACGAGGATGCCTGGTCCGTCGATCTAAAAATTCAGGTCAACTACCAGCGCACCATACCACAGCAATTCGCCTCCGAGCTTCATGTGAAGACTTACGAGGCCGATCTTTCAACAACGCAGGAGTAACCGGCAGTGGCTGGCATCCCTATTTCCCAAGTGGTGAGCGTCACCCCTAGCGCACTGACTGCGGCTGGTGGCGTGGCATTCATCAACGGGTTGATCATCACCGAGAATACCACGGACGTCCCTGCCGGCACTGTCGTAGAGTACACCTCTGCCGCCGCTGTATCGACTGCGTTCGGTGCGACATCCACCGAAGCCCAGATGGCGGCTGTGTATTTCAGTGGTTACACTGGCGCTTCCCAGAGCCCAAGCAAGCTCTACTTTGCTGGCTATACTGCTGATACTGCGTTCGCTGCGTATCTCACGACCCTCATCGGCACGACGCAGGACTTCGCGGGCTTTACCACGGCCTTCGAGCCAGCATTGGCAGATAAACAAGCCATTGCAACGTGGGTTGGCACGCAGGAAGACCGGTTCTGGTACGTCGCCTGGGATACGGATACTCAAGCCACGACGCAGGGATCCACCGAGGCGTTCGGCGTCTGGCTTGCAGGGCAGACAATCGACGGCACAACAGCGGTTTACAAAGACCCGCTTGTGGCGGCCGGTTGCCTCGGCTGGATGGCATCTCTGGATTATGATGCCACGAACGGCCGCTGGAACCTTTTTGGCTGCCAGTTCTCTGGCCCATCTGCGACCGTTACTGACGGGACAACTGCAAGCGTACTAACGGCCAATGGCTATTCCTTCTATGGCCAGCACGCCAACGGCCTTGGTCGCTTTACCTTTCTACGCGGCGGGGCTGTCTCCGGTCAGTTCAAGTGGGCGGATAGCTACATCAATCAGATCTGGCTGAACGCATCGTTCCAGTCCGACCTTGTGACGTTGCTTCTGAACGCGGGCAATATTCCCTACAACACGCAAGGTGACGCGCTGGTCTCTGCTTCGGTGCAGGACACGATCAATCAGGCGCTTTCCTTTGGCGTGATCCGTGCAGGCGTGACGCTGACAACGGCTCAGACCCAGGAAATCAATAACGCTGCGGGTCTCTCAACGATCTCTGACACCCTGCAAACGCGTGGTTGGTATTTCCAGCCAAATGTGTCCGCGGCTCCCGCCACAACCCGTGTCGCTCGCGGGTCTCCCGCCTGTAAGTTCTGGTACACCGACGGTCAGAGCGTCCAGAGCATCAATCTTGCTTCCATCGAGGTGCAGTAATGTCCGGTATTATCACTTCGGCGGATGCCATCTACACGCTGACGGTCTCTTCACTGTGGGATGCGCCAATCACCCTTGAAAACTGGGGATCGGATCGCGGATGGGAGCAGGAAGCGCTTGAAATGGCCGAGTTCCGCATGTCTCTCGATGGCAAGCTGAACAAGGGTTATGTCCCGCGTGCGGTCGTACAGTCCCTCGCCCTCTCCGCTGGCTCTGCCTCAATCCCCTATCTTGAGGCGATTATCGCGGGGCAGCAGCAGAGCATGAGCATCTACACGCTTGGCGCTGAACTGACGCTCAAATCCACAGGTCGCAAGTATACGTTCACGAATGGCGGCCTGAGCAGCGGCACTGTTGCGCCAAATGGTGGCGGCACACTTGAGGACCGCACCTTCTCTCTGACATGGGAGCGGGTCTTCCCGGCTGGTATCTGATGAAGAGCATCGAATGGAGCCCGACGTCTGGTGAGGACGAGGGCAAGAAGTTCGTTATCACGCGAATGTCTGCATTCGCCGCTGATAAGTGGGCGCGCCATACCGTGAAGGCCCTCATTAAATCCGGGGCCAAAATCCCAGACACCGCTATGGAGGCCGGAATTCTAGGGCTCTCAGGCGTTGCCATGCAGATGTTCGGCTTCATGGATGACGACGACTGCGACAAGGCATTTCAGGCCATGCTGGATTGCGTGAAGATCAGCCGCCTTGCCCCTGATGGGAGGACGTATTTGCCTCCCGTGCAGTTGTTTGAGAATGACATCTCAGACCCGCAGACCTTGGTGGATCTTCGTAGTGAGGCGTTCAAGCTGCATGTGGGTTTCTTCAAGGCCGCCGCGTCCCAGATTTCCCCTCTCGCGGCGGCCTTGATCCCACCAGCAAGCCCCGAAAACTCGCCCGCTTCGTAAATGTCTCGAGCATTATGGGAACCGTCATGGGCTCCGGGCAGGCCACCCTGCACGAACTCCAGACGGTCTATGACAGCGAGGACATGCTGTTAATGTGGGAAGCGGCGATGGTTTGGCGGTTTAATGGATAGGAGTACACCAAAGTGAAACTCAAGATCATGCATGTAATGGGACGCATTCTCGGCGTCCCTTTCAAGGTTGATGGCATTCCTTACGGGGCTCGTCCCGCCGTAGATCAGGGGGGCGGCCACGGTGAAGATAAAGTGTTTTTAGCGTGAGGGGGGATTGGCTTTCTCCCAGTCATAAGTCCCAGCAAGGGGTGCTTGCCAGAAGTTGTTTTTCACCAATTCCGATACAAAAATTCGGTCTTGCTTGTGTACCAATGAGCCAAGCTCTTCGGTCAAATCTCTAACCCCTAAAGAACTCGACAAAAACCAAAGCGATTCTTGCACGCGATGTGCTCCGTGGGCCTCAAAGTAATCCCAGAGCGGTTGATAATCCTGCGAGCCTTCAACGTCTTTCAAATCGTAAGAGACAATCCACGAAGTCATATGCTTTCTCCAATATTACAGAGTGAGAACAGCAGCCCCCGTGGAGTCCGGTCAAACTGGCGGGTTAGGGGGTGGGAGGGGTGTCCTGAGTCACATATATGCCGACTAGACCGCTCTCTACTCCATTCTTCATGGCTGCCAGTTCACCATATTCCCGGCTCCAGAGCGTATAGCCGTGTCCACTAGACGCCTTAATAGTGAAGTAAAATTTTGGCTTTAACGCGAAGTACAGGGCCGCGCCTGCAATTACTACCGCAACAAATATTCCAAGAAGAATATTGTCAGTCGTATGAAATTGTCCGTTGTCGTACCCAGAAAGAGCCGTCCCTATTGCGACAAGAGCGGACGCGACAAAAACTATCCAGTATATCGTGGTAGGTTGTTGTGTCACATTCATGAAGGCTACTTGGCGAAGTGGAAGGACCATTTCGCCAATTTTCACTGTCGTCTCACTGACTGACAAACTGGCCGACTTGTAAAAGAGTTTCTGCTTCATAACGACTCCGAGTAATGTTCTGAAACATGCCGGAGTTTGAGGCAGAGGGGAATGATGTAGGCTTTCTTCTCCGCCTCAGGCCCCTCCGCACTCATGTTCTGAATCAGGAAGTGTCCATGATTTCATCGTGCGAAGATCAGTTGTCGTGTAAACCTTGCCTCGGTCATCGCCTCTCGGACAGTTGCTCGGGAGCGCTACGAGGCACATCATGACTGGATCGCCGGAGTGTGTGTTGTCTACCTCCGGAAGCTGATCGTAGGAGACCTGATAGCCTCCGTTGGTTAGAGCTATAGCGGAGCCTGACCCTGCAACCCATTGTCTATTGCCATCTGATAGGCGCTCTTCGACGGATTTGACGTGAGTAAAGACGCAGGTTCCGGGGCGCGTGGGAAGAGATGAATCTCTTGGAGTAGCTGCTGCCTGCGCCGCGGCGGTATCGCTCACAAACAGCGCTGTTACTAATCCTGTATAAAGCAACCAACGGCGCATCGCTTTTACTCCTTAGTGGGCTTCGTTTTTTATGGTTCCGAGGCCAAGTTGGATTGAGTGACGGATAGCTTCTGGGTGATAGACGCGGGTTTGACCGCCCTGTTGTAACGGCAATCTCATTACGGGGCAGCCATTTACGCTGGTCCACAAGCTCCAGCCTTATGAGCACCGTAAGTTGCCTGGGCTAATGTATATTTTTCCCCAGCTGATGAGGACAATTGGTGGATTAGGCCCTTACAGGAGAATCCTGACATTTCAAGGTACTGTTTGGCCGACCGGACTGCATTTTCATTCCAGTCTACAGTCAGGCTGTCCACCGCAACGGTAGCATCGGCTACTGAGTAACCCTCTCCTGCGTCAGATGATAGCTGATGGATAAGTCCAGCGCGTGAAAAGCCCGTCATCTCCAAGTAATTTGTTGCAGATCTTACTGCATTGTTTTGTGCAGAAGTTAGGTTGGCTTGCCCCGAAATGGGAAATTTTTCTCCTTCAATGCCTGAGCGCGACTGTGCTGAGCTATAATTACTAAAATTTCTTGTTGGAGAAATTAATTGTCCGATTGCGCCGAGGCAAAATAGAGAGAAAAACGTATATGACGTGTATTTGAATATTTTTTTTATCATAAAAATCCTGAATTATGAGTGAATATTATCAACTATTAATTTGCCCACACTTGTCTAGAGAATAGACTATTCTTAGCAAGGCACACATCAATACAAACGGCGTTACTCCTCCTCAGCCGCTTCCGATATTTTTGAAGCTGGCTTTGAGAAATACTCTTCCCGGCAAAGCGGATTCGGGTCAATGCGGGCTAATCACAGTCCTCACTCATCATTGACGAAATCAGTACTAGACAAAAACAAAGCTACCCTTCCCCAGCCGCCCCTCACCGGGCGGCTTTTTTTATTGCCTGAAAGCCCAGCATGCCAACTCTGCTAGATAGCCTCGTCATTCAGCTCAACCTTGACGGCAAGAATGTCGCAAAGGGCGCGCAGCAGGCCGGAAAAAGCCTGAAGACACTTGAAGGGCAAGCTGATCACGCGGCGGGAACGCTATCCGAGGCCGGGAAAACTGCGGCTGATGGGTTCTCGCGGGCACGTACTGAGGCTTTGGCGCTGCTTGCTGTCTTTACGGGCGGGCGATCCCTCAAGGCTTTTACGTCTGAGATCACGCGGACCACCGCGGAATTGGGCTACACGGCGCAGCGCCTGAATATGGACCCGGGCAATCTGTACCGGATGCAGCGAGCAGTTGAAGCTGTTGGCGGCTCGGCTTCTGAGGTCGGCTCTTCCTTCCAGTCTATGCAGCAAATGCTCACGGACCCCGCACATGCTGCTCAGCTTCAGAACACTATGGGCCAGCTTGGACTACAGGCAAACGACTACGTAGATGCACATGGGAATATCCAGCAGGATATATTGAAGCGCCTAAACCGATCTACCCAAGGGATGAACCAAGCCGCCAAGAATAGCCTTCTTCAGTCTCTTGGAATGGGTCCGGGTGAGATTAATCTGATCGACCAGACGACCTCTGCTTTCGACAAATTGCAAGATCAGTTCAAGAACGTAGGGCCGACGCCGCAGCAGATCAAAGATAGTCAGCAGCTTCTCAAGGACTGGACTGCGCTTACGGCTCAGACTGAGGCCCTTGGCCGCTCGATCCTTGGCAAGTTAATGCCGGGATTGGACAGAATGGTTGTGGACTTCACAAAGCTTGAACAGGGGCATCCACACCTCGTCGCAAGCATCGCTGGCGTGACGGCAGCTATAGTTGGACTAGGCTCAGCAGCGACAGTCACAATGGCCCTACTTGGACCGCTATTCGCCGCCAAGACTCTCAAACGTGCCGCCGCCTTAAAGGAGGCAATGTGTGCATGTGACTGCGAGGGCGGGCCAGGCGCAGGCGGCGCGAAGAAAGGCGAGAACGCTGCACTGACAGCCAGCGAAAAAACAGCAAAAGAGACAGCCGAGGTTGGCGCGCGAAAGGGCGCAAGTAAAGCTTTGCCAGAAATGGGCACATATCTCGCTAAAGGCGCAGATGCGAGCGGGGTTATCTTTCGAAAATGGGCGCTCAGGCAGGGGCTGCGGGCAATTCCAATCGCTGGAGAATTGTACGATTTGTACGGCGGTGCTCTGAACAAGGGCGAAAGCGCCGCCGTCGACCGATTGCGCGCTCGTGGAGCTTTCGGGAATAACCCGTTCGGGAACTACTCCGCCGTCGTGGCAGGCATCGAAAGCGGCGGTCGCTACGATAAGATGGGTGGAGCTGGGGGCAAGTACGCAGGCAAGTATCAGATGAGCCGTGATGCGATTAACGATGCGGCCAAACGGCTGCATGAGGATGCGCCATCAACAGACCAGTTTCTAAAAGACCCTGGGATGCAGGAGCGTTACTTCCGCGCCTACACGGACATGAACCGAGCCTATCTTTCCTCTCATGACGCTACGTTCGGCAAACTTTCTGAGGATAAGCAGCTTGCCATCCTCGGTTATGCACACAATCAGGGCGCAGGCGGAGCGCTCAAATGGCTGCATGGCGGGGCTGTTGGGCATGATGCCTTTGGAACCGCTGGGACAAGATATTCTGACGCTATTTCTGCAGCGCTTGCAACGCCACAGCAGCAAACGGCACAGAACAAAACAGAGATCCATGTAGGCGATATCCATGTCACGGCTCACGGCAATGCCAGCGGCCAGCAGATCGCTCGGGACGTTCATACAGAACTGAAACGCATCCTGCCCCACACAGCAGCAACGGGATTGGCCTGATGGCTTTTACGAACGTAACCATGCCGTCCATCTGGGATATCCCTGCGGCCGTGGGCGTCCCTGCCCTTCTCGGCCAGTCTATCGGTGCGGGGGTGGATGCTTCCGCGTCCATTGCCCTGGCAGGTGTCGTGCAAAGCTGGACGGTTAATCAGGCCGCAAAGAAATGGGGCATCTATCAAAACACAAGAGACCCTTTGACCGGCCAGACGGGAACAGAAAACGTTTTGTCTGCTGCTCACGTACACGGCGTTGAATATGAAAGTAGCTATGCGGTCTCGGATGCGCCTCAAGAAAAGGGCGCGTTTATTTCATACAACAAGGTAAAGGCGCCTTATAACGCGCGGGTTACACTGATTTGTGACGGGTCGGAAACCGGATCAAGCGGGCTGTTGTCGTCCCTCACAAGCCTGATCTCCGGCCTGACGGGAGGCGCGGGAGTAAGCGTGCGTCAAGATTTCTTGAGTACGCTCGAAAGAATTGTCGCTGATACGAACCTGTATCACGTCGTCACGCCAGAGCGGACTTATATCAACGCCAATATCGTTGGCTACAGATGGCGTCGTACCAGCGAAAACGGTCTTACTATGCTGGTTGCTGAAGTAGCGTTGCAGGAAATCCGTAAAACGGCCGTTTCAACATTCACCAATACAGCCCAGCCCCAAGGAGCAGCCTCAATTCAGGGCGGGACTGTCCAAGGAACAACACCTTCAACGGCAGTTCAGTCGGCGGTAGCGGGAGTAATGGCATGAGCCAGATAGAGATACCTCTTTCGGCGACCGCGTCTCAGACGATCAAAGTAATTCTAAATCAGCAATCAATCCGCCTTGATGTGTATCAGCGGTCAACCGGCCTTTTCATGGACGTCTGGCTGAACGGAACACAGATGGTCGCAGGTGCGATTTGCCAGAACCTCAATCCTGTTGTGCATGCTGATTACCTTGGCCTCGGTGGAGACTTCATTTTCGTGGACACGCAAGGTTCTGATGACCCTACCTATGACGGTCTTGGAAGCCGGTATGTCCTTGTTTGGGCAGCAACGTCATGAGCTCCGCAACAACAGCCTATGCGCCGAAACTCCAAACGAGCTTTACACAGAAGCGTATCGACGTGACTTTTCACATCCCGAGCGGGGCCATAGCCCCTGGGAGCGATGCGGATACTGTGAAGCTGACCGGGCATCGCGTGCGTGCGACGGTCACGATGGCCGGGTTTATTGCCGGTTCACAGCTTTCGCTACGCATCGAAGGCATGACGCTCGCAATGATGAACCGGCTTTCCGTGGTTCAAGCCATGATCAACGTGCAGAACCAGATCTCTATTCGAGGTTCAACGGCGAGCGTCACCGTACAAGCAGGTGATGACACGTTTGGCCTAAGCACAATCTTTCAAGGCACTATTGCTGAGGCATTCGTGGACTTCTCAGGCGTGCCAAATGTAGCGTTTCAGGTTCTTGCATGGGACAATCAGGCCGCAAAACTCTCCCCCACCACGCCAACCTCTTACGCGGGCACGGTCCCAGCCGCGACGATCTTCTCTGATCTTGCCAGTCGAGCACCTTCTGCATGGCCGGCTAACGACCCGACACGCCCTTCTGGCGTCTTCAACAACCATAGCGTCACCGAAACTGTGACGAATTTCTATGGCTGCGGAACTATTGCAACGCAGATTGACCACCTCGCCCGCACCATTGGAGCTGCCTACGCGTGGGACGTCGATGGCGCACTCAACGTCTGGTCAAAAGGCGACAGCACGGACCCCAATCGCATTACGACAAAGATCAATAAAAGCACGGGGCTTATTGGATATCCGGCTTACAACCAGAACGGCGTAGCGTTCACCTGTCTGTTCAATCCAACGTTGAGGTACAGGGTACCGATCCGGCTGGAGAGTGAGTACCTGCCTCAAGGGTGGGTGGATAACCAGATGGGGCAAGCAATCCCTAAGCTGCCAGCAACGGGTGTCTGGTCGCCTTACACCATCACTCACGACGTTGCATCAGAGACACCAGGCGGCCCTTGGTTCTCCTATGTCGCAGCCGTTACCGGCGTTGTTCCTCAGGCAAGCACGACATGACAAATCCAAGCTTCTCCAATTTTTCCGCGCAAGGCTCCGACACTGGCGCTCTTGATACGCTTATTCGGAAGAACCTTTCGGACTTGGGTACCAATACGCTCGTACAGGTCAAAGCCGTGCATCCGGGGGGTGGGATCGTTGGTAAGGTGGACGTGCAACCGATGGTCCACCAGCAAACAAGTGACGGTGTTTCGGTGCCGCACGGAACGATTTACGGCGTTCCTTACCTGCGCATACAGGGCGGCGCATGCGCAATTATCGTCGATCCGGTCGTTGGTGATATCGGATATGCAATCATATCAGGGCGAGATCAGTCGAACGCAGTCGAGAACCGGGCCCCTTCTGCTCCAGGCTCCTTCCGGCAACATTCTATGGCTGATTGTGTCTATGTGGGTGGTTTTCTGGGCGCGACACCAACCCACTACGTTCAAGTCACAAATGACGGCATCCGCCTCGTGACCACTGGAAAAGTGACGGTTGAGGCGTCCGAGATGGATATTAACTGCTCGGTGAATGTGAATGGCTCCATTACGGCGACGAACGACGTAACCGGCAATGACATATCGTTGGACAATCATACTCACGGCGGCGTTCAGTCTGGCTCAAGCGCAACGAGCAAGCCCCAATAACGCTTGTACTTGGACCCAGAACAAACTACTGTCCGTATAAATCCCCATATTCGCGCATTGCGCGGGATATCTCATGAAATCGCTGCTTTTGGACAGAACCACATGGGATCTGTCTCTTGATGCCGATAGCAATCTTGCTGTCTGCACTGAGGGATACTCGATCCTGCAGGACGTGGCGTGCGCTGTTCGAACATGGTCGGGAGAATGTTGGTACGACACCAGCCTCGGACTGACCTACGATAATGGGATCTTCAACGGCTCAACGCCAATAGCGCTTCTGAAGTCTCAAGCAGAAGCAGCCGCACTCGCTGTCCCAGGCGTGTCTGCCGCCCAATGCATTCTGATTGGACCGCGCGCCGATCGCTCGCTAGGCGGCGCCATTGCAGTGACGTTCACATCCGGAGAAACTGCCAGTGTCCAGTTCTGACGCAACCACGTCGGTCCCGGCCGCCTCTCTCACGGATGCCGGGTTTGTAGCCCCTGCCGAAACGGACATTCTTGCGGGGGTTCTCGCAGATATCACGGCGGCCCTTGGCGGCAATGTCAATCAGGCTCTGACCACTCCACAAGGGCAGCTCGCCCAGAGCGAAACTGCCATCATTGGCGACTGCAACGACCGGATCCTTTCTGTTTTTAACGGCATAGACCCGCGCACAGCTTCGGGGCGCATGCAGGATGCCATTGGGTTCATCTACTTCCTGACCCGGAACACGGGTGAAGGCCGCGCAGACTTCGAGTACAGGCGCCAAAACAGCGTCGGCGCGAACAGCCAGGGCATGAATGCCTCCGTTCTTGGAAGCCTTCTTTCTGTGCCGGGGGTGACGGACGCTTACGTAGTCGATAATCAGACCTCTCAAGACACCGCAATCGGCGGTGTGGCTGTATCGGCTCATTCGATTTACTGCTGCGTTGCGGGCGCGGCCACGTCAGCATCGATTGGTCTGGCAATCTTCCAAAAGAAGTCTCCCGGGTGCGGATACACCGGTTCCGTCTCGGTAACAGTTCAAGACCCGGCTGCAGTGTATAATGGAAACGGCCCTTTCTACAGCGTCAAATATGATGAGGCGACAGACACACCCATCTATTTTGTCGTGCAGATCGTTAATTCCAGCTCCGTCCCATCCAATGCGGCTTCTTTAGTCCAGTCCGCGATCGTCTCGGCCTTTACATCCGGTGAGGAAACGGTGCGGCCGAGGATCGGCGGGACAATCCTTGCAGGTCGCTATTACTGCGTTGTTGGTGCATTGGGTGACTGGGCGGCGGTGGAAGAAATTACGATCGGGACAACTGCCGAGGCTGGGGAAATGAAGGTTGGTCTGAATATCAATCAAGCCCCTTCAATTTCTGCTGCCAACATCACTGTAGAACTGGTGTGACATGCTGAACGTCTCGGATACGATCCTGGCGCAATATGCCAATAGTCCTTCGCTATGCACGATTATCGAGGGGTTCAATCAGGCTGTCGATCCTAGCCTCGTTATAGATAATTGGTACGATAATGTCTGGAACCCGCAAACAGCTACCGGGTGGGGCCTTGATGTCTGGGGGCGGATTGTTGGCGTAAGCCGCGTCCTCAAAGTCACAGAAACAAATTTCTTTGGCTTCTCTCAGGGCTCCCCTGATTCCAAGACATTTGGCAGTGGTGTTTTCTACAATGGCGGCTCTGTTACCTCGAACTATATACTGTCCGATGAGGCATTCCGTCGGCTGATTTTTGCTAAAGCAGCCGCGAATATCTGGGACGGCTCCATTCCCTCGCTGAACGCCATTCTCATGCAGCTCTTTGGCGACGAGGGAAATTGTTATGTTGCTGATAATCAGGACATGACGATCACAGTTACGTTCGAATTTACGCCCTCGCCTGTTGGCATTTCGATTATTGCGAGCGGAATTCTGCCCCGCCCTTCAGGGGTGGAATACTCGTACGCCTTTACTCCAGCTTTCATTAAAGACACTGACTTCGGTGGGGATTTACTCTGATGGAACAGTCTGGTTTTCCAACCAAGATATCGGTCCCTTTCGGAAAAAATGCGGCTGCAGGAAATATCCGTGCCATTCCTGTCACGGCTTCCGACGACATCTCGGCCTCCTTTTCCTTAGGCTTCCCGCCTTTGACTATGACGCCTACAGATGCCGGAGGCACTCCGCCAGACGGACGAGACATGAACGGCGTCTTGTTCATGACGACTGCTATTTTGCAGCAATATTGCGCAGGGGCAGTGCCTGTTTTCGATGCGACGTTTCAGGCCGCCATCAGCGGGTACCCCTTGAATGCGATTGTAGCTGACCCTTCGACAGCTGGTCTCTACTGGGTTTCGACAGCCGACGCGAATATGACCGTTCCGGGTGCTGATGAGGCATCGTGGCAGGCCGCGTATCTGACGCAGAGCAGTCTGGATGAGCGATACGTCAAACAATATGCTGATGACCAGACGTATGATGTCACCCAAGTAGGGATCAATAAATCCACGGGAAATTTCGTGGCGTACTCTGGCGGGGTTTGGCAGTCGTACCAGGTGGCGGGTGACTATGCCACGAAGACGTCAATCAGCCAGTTTTATCCTTGCGGTGGCTCAACAGCCCTGACTGTCCCATCATGGGCTACCCGATTTGAGTACATTCTGACGGGCGGCGGTGGTGGTGGCGCTGATTGCCAAGCATCGGGGTCTTCCATCACTAGTACGAACGCATCAGGAGGCGGTGGCGGAGGCGGCTCTACTGCACTTGGCATTCAGGCGGTCACAGCGGGCAGTTCTATTTCCGTGACAATCGGAGCCGGCGGCGAAGCGCAAGCCAGCGGTGGGGCATCTTCCATTTCTTACGAGGGTTCCACTATTGCGACAGCAAATGGTGGAGCTGGGGCAAACTTCTCAGGAACAGCGGTCTCGGCTGGCGGCATTGGCGGATCCGCATCTGCATCTGGGGGGACCGCAATCCCGGGCGGAAATGGCTGCGACGGCCAAAACGGTTCATTCGTTTTTGGCGGGAATGGCGGAGGCTCTTTTTGGGGCGGCGGTGGCCGTGCAGGTTCTAAGGCTGGGATTGCGGGCGCACCCTTTGGCGCTGGCGGCGGCGGCGCATACGACAGCACCTTCACCGGGACGTTCTACTACGGCGGCTCTGGCGCTTCCGGTTTTCTTCTCTACAGGTGGCTACCATGAGTGATCTCGTAGTGTATGCGGTCTATTATACGGCTGCGACTGATACCCACGAAGCTGGCTATGTCTGGAATAATATTCTGGTCCCTTCCGATGGTTCTCCGCCAACTGTAGAGGGAAGCCTTTCAGTCCAGGATAAAGAACGTAAATACCCGATCGGTAGCACCTACACCGCGAGTGCATCATGACGTGGCCGCCCTGCCAGCGCATCGTGCGTGCAGATGTGCCTCCGTCCTTTCAGGTTCGGGGGATTAGCGCGCCGCTGTTTTTAACGTGGCCGAATGCCACCTTAAACGGGTCGGCAGATTACAGCGTCGATTTCTCTGCAGTTCTGTGCTGCGGCGAGACATTGGCTGATGTGGCCTTCTCTGTATCAGGCGGTGCGCTCGGCTGGTCTGGAAAGCCGACCTTCACGGCCGGAATTGCGACAGCCTGGATCACATGGGTGACTTACGGGGCGCAGACCGTTGAAGTCACGGCGCTAACCAGTAATGGCCGGACAGTTTCTGTAACGGCCAATATCACCGTTCTGCCACTCCCTGCTTTGCTCACGGGAAAGCCGCAGGCGATTGCACCGAATATTCTGACGCTGCCTGACGGCACGCCTCTGACAACCGATACGGGAAGCGTTCTGCTCTCCCAATAACCCACTGGAAATCTTATGAGCGGATCGACAACGACTGGCGCCTCTGGCGGGCAGTCGCTTTCGGCGTTGGGGGTGGCAAAAAGCATCCTGCCAACGGACAAGGTCACGGGGCTTTTTGGCGGCGACGTTCTTAATGGCGCAGTTGCGGATCTGGTTGCGGCAGGTTTGCCGGACACCGTTGTCCATACCGATGACCTGAACACGGCCCTGTCGAGCACGGCTCTGGGGCAATATACAGCCCAGTCGGCGGCCTCTGCGGAACTTGCCCAGACGGGGGCCAACAAGTCGATAGCAGCCAGCGCTGCATCCGGTGTGAACTCGCAAAGTGCAGCGCAATCGGCTTCGGATGCGGCGACTATTCTCGCGGGAACGCAGCAGGCACAAGCGCAGATTGAAGGCGTTTCTGCATCGGCTCAGAATGCTTTGACGGGCGTTGCGGCTGACGCTAACGCTGCCAAGGTTCTGCTGACCGCCGCCATCAACGGCCAGGCCCCTCTGAATTATCGGGGATACTGGAACGCGGCCACGAACAGTCCCGCCCTGGCGAACGGAACCGGTGCGGAGGGCGATCTCTATGTCGTGTCGGTTGCAGGCAGTACGGCGCTGGATGGGAATGCGTCATGGGCCTTAAACGATGCCGCGTGGTTCACGGGTGGTAAGTGGCAATACTTTGCACGCGCGGGATGGGCAGCGGTTGCGCAGACCCTGACGGCGCTTCAGTCCGTGGCTATTGGTGACAGCCTGATCCGCACGCCCGGCTCGTCCCGTTGGTCGGTTGCGTGGCTCGACGCTTTGGGAGGAATCATTGCCGGTATTCTTGCGGATGGCTCTCCGCAGTTTCCTGGTGCATCCGCTCTGATCGGGCCATCCGAAATTGCGACGTCCGCCTTGTCTGGCTCTGGCGTTGTGACGCTGGATCAGGCGGGTGGTGTCGTTGATAACCGCTCGACCCTTGTGTTCCCTGGTCTGCCGGAGGCGGCGCGCGGGGCCATCAGCAAGAATGTCACCGAACGTGCTCCTGGCTATCTCGATGACAGTGTTGTTGGCTACGCCCCGAATGATATCTGGCAGGCGAAAAAGCAGCTCTACACCTGCCTGCGCAATGGCGCAGGTGGCGCGGTCTGGGACTTAACGCCTGACGTCGCACCGGCCTGTCCGGGCGATGTGTTCGGGACTGACCTTGTCGGAGCCTGGGGTGTGGATACGGTTGTCGCTGGCTTTACGGGGCCAGCCTTCGACGTCACCACGACAGTCGGGGGTGCGTCGGTTGTCACGACGGTGCCGATTGTCGCGGGCGGCAAGCATGACGCTGGCATTCTGTCCCGCGCCCTTGTTGATCGCGATAGCGGCACGACGGCTGAAGTCACGACGCTCTATGACCAGTCCGGTGCCGGTCATAACCTGACGGGTTCTTACGGTTCGTCCCCGAAAATCGGTGTCGTCACGGTCAACGGCTTTCCGGCCATCTCCTTTGATACGTCTGGCGCTTCGGCTGCACGGTCACTGAAGAACACGGCGGTGTCTCTTGCGTCTGGCACGTTCACGGCCCTGGCGTTTGGTCGGTGGGCTGGCACGAACGCGGCATCGGATGAACGTATTCAGCTTCTGACGGTCGGGTCTGTCTCGACGATCAGTGGCATCAATGAAGACGGGAAGCTGGGCCTCTATGATGGCACGTCCTATGTTCAGGGCAGCCAGTATCAGCCGTGCAATCCGTCCATGGTGGGAATCAGTGCGGCCGGTGGCACGTCAGTTTCAACGTGGATCGGGGAGACATCGAACGCGGTCACTGTCGCAGCGTCCGCGCTTGGCACGATGACAGGCTTTACGCTTGGCTCGTCCGGCTTGGGAAATGCCTGCAATGGCGTCCTGACGGGTGTGGTCCTGGCGAAACGTGCAGCCACCACGACCGATATTCAGCGCGCCAACCGATCGGCAACGCTGCGCTGGAATTACACGCCGCAGGTCAAGCCACGCCTGTTCTGCATCGGTGACAGCCGCACGGCTGGCTACATCAACGCAGACTGCCAGAACTGGCCAGGAATGATCGGGGACTATCTGGATCAGCCGCTTGAGGTGTTTAACCTCGCTGTTTCCGGGTCGCAGACGACGGACTTTATCCCCAACACGCAGCCGGGTCTCATCACTGAGCTTGGAAAAGGCGGATACGATCTTGCGACCATCTGGCTTGGGATCAACGATTTCAGCCATGGCAAAGACAAGGCCGCCACGCTTCAGAATGTTCAGTCCATCGCTGCGGCTGTTCTGGCGGCTGGCGTCAAACACGTCTGGATTATTTCCGAGGCCAAGGTCGGGGATATGGACTGGTTCTGGCAGTATTTCCCGGCTGGCCAGCATCCGAACATCACGCTTCTGACGCCGTTCCTGGGCGGGCTTCCGCTCTCGGTCAATGCTGCCGGGAACTATGATCCTCTACTCTGGCATCCAGACACAATCCATCCGTTTCCGCCTACCTGTCGCACGCTGTCCTCTACGGTTGGTGCGTCTGTGAATACATTCATCGCACAGGATCTCGACGCATGAGCAAAGTTCAGACGCATACCATTGCGGGTCAGACGGCCAGCGGTAAGCTTGGCTCTATCTTCCCGACCAGCCAACAGCCCGCCTATGCCAGCCGGTTCTCGTCCGTGCTGGAGAACCTGGCAGAAAGCGGCGCTTCTGCTGCTCCATTCCTGTCGGTTCCCGCCGTATCAAACGGGCAAGTTGCTCTGGGCCGCAATCTGCCGACGCCTGTGGCTATTCAGACGCCAGCGCCCCAGAGCGCTGACATGACTTTGCTCTTTGTTGCCCGCCTGCCAAATGCTCCTGCGTCGGGGAATGGCAACGTCGGGGTGATGGGAGCGACTTTCTACAATTCCACCAGTCTGAATGCCTGGAATGGACTCATGTTTGGCCTCGGTTCAGGGCTGGCGTCTCTGTACGTCTGTAATGACGTGAACGGCACACTCTCAACGCAATATGGCGGCGCTGCCCTCACGGCTGCCCAGGCGCAGGCCTGGGGACTATATGCAGCCCGGATCAGTTCGTCCGGTGGTACGGGCATTATGGCGACCATTCAGGCCCTGACGGCCGGAACGGAGCAGGTTCAGAACTGGGCGGGAACGCTTTACTCCAAGACTGGCGAGACACCGACGGTCATGTTGGGGGCTGACTATATTCCTGTCTTCGGAACCGGACAGTCGGTTGAGATCAAGCGTGCATTCATCTGGAACACGACGCTGACAGATGCGGAGGTGGACGCTATGGCTGCGCTGATCCGCGCGGATCTGGCCTCAGAGACGATCACCGTCTGAGCCTTCGGGAAATTTTGACCGACACGACCGCCCTCTGAGGCGGTTTTTTCATATCTGGAGGGGCGGATGCCCGAAATAAAGGATTCCGCTTCGGCAGATCCCATTCGTTCACTTGAAGATCGCGTCCTGAAGGTCGAGACCGCTCACGAAATGCTGTCTGACCGTCATGACGAGTTCCGACAAGAAATGCGCACGGAAGTGCAGTCTCTGCGGAAAGATCTGCAAGAAGTAAAATCTCAGCTTGTCCCCGTTGTGACCGGGATGAGCGATCTGAAAAACATGCTCAAAAAAGCCAATGACGATCGAACGGCGAAGGACCAGGCGCTGCGCCTAACGGTCTGGGCGGCCAACACACTTGGCCCTTATCTCATTCTCGTTCTGGTTGCTCTGGCTGCCTACCTTAAGGGGCATCTTGGATGAATATCTATGGCCTCGATCCCGGGCAGGTGAAACAGTTCACAGTCGTACCCACTCTTACAGCGATGGGAAGTCAATACGCCAGTCTGGCAGCCGTAAACCTCATGCTCGGCATAGCCATGGCTGAGAGTCGGCTGCGGTATAAGCGACAGATCACCAGTACCGGGTATGGTCCAGCGCGCGGCCTGCCTCAGATGGAATTGGCAACGCACGACGACTGCTGGGCCAATTGGCTGAATTTTCCTCAGCAGACACGGGTCGCGCATGTAATCCGTGGGTTCATAGGTAATCTGGCCCCGGATGCTGATCTGATGGTCAATAATGATGCGTATGCCTTCGCCATGGCCCGCATCAAATGCTGGCGTGACAAGGGGCCGCTTCCCGCCTGGAACGATGCGGTCGGCATGAGCGCGTTTCACAAGCGCGTCTACAACACGGCAGGCGGCGCGGCTGATGCGGCTGCCAATGTCGTCCACTTCAAGGCTGCGATTGCGGCCTGACGCAACAGGATAACAGAATGTTTCGACGTCTCCTTGCGGGCGCATTGCTGCTCGCGCTGACGGCGTGTGCCCAGGGCACGCATACGCCCGCTGGGTCTGTTGCCGTAGCTGATTTCGGATCGGATGTGCAGCATGCAGCCCGTGATCGGCACCAGAAGCGCGGAGCGGTGCGCTACGGCGCTACGGCGGCTGCGACCTCTGCCAATCCCCGGCCAGACTGGTGTTCCTATTCGGCCACTGGCAATGTCGCCTGCATCCAGACAGCAACGGCTGTCGCGAGCGCGATTGGTGAGCGTGTCTATGCCAATGGCGGATATTCCAGCGGGCAGACACTCAGCAGTCCGATCGCCAATGGTGGCTCGTTCGATGGCAATCAGACTGTCGGCAATGTGGGCTCTGTTCTTCGAACGCTGTCTGCGCATCTGAACGATCAGACAAACATTCTGGACTACGGCGCGGTTGCTGGAACGGCTGACAGTTCAACGGCGCTCGGTGTCGCTATGGCCGCAGCTCAGGCGAACGGCTCTGTCGTGACCATCCCCTATTCGACCAGTGGTTACATGCTGGGAACGGCTGGATCTTACACGGTCAAAACGCCTGGGGAATGGGACTTCCGGGGTAATGTGATTTCTGGCCCGGGTATCGGCACGCCTAATACGGGCGGCGGAACACTTCTGAGCCCCTACACGAACCCATGGCTGATTACCGCCTACCGGAAGCGGATCTATGATCCGGCGGCACGGCCGCAGCTTGGCAATGAAACGACAGTCGCCGAAAGTGTGGAGTGCCTCCCCAATCGGGCCAACGCTTCTAACGCAAACACGTCCCGCAACTGGATCGCTTGCCGATATGTCGGGGCGGACACAGGTTCGGGAGGCACGTCATCCACGGATATCAGCACGGAGATTGAGAACTGGGTTCTGAACGTCTCCGGGAACCACGGTGTCGGCTTCGAGATTGATACGAACTTCAATGCCGCCGTCACGGATGGACAATGGACCACCGGACTGTTCCTGACGGGAGGCGGTCCAGCCGGAACCAACGTCAATTCTGTCGCACTCTCGATCATGCACGCGGCTTACGATGGGACTGACCTTCCCTGGACGACAGGCATTTCCATTCGGCAGGCCACGACCATGCTGGAGTTCCAGAACACCCGGGCCGGGGAAACCGGATATTTCCAGCGCGGATATGACTCGGCCGGCATCACCCTCTGGAGTGTGGACAAGGCGGGCAATCTTGTCAGTGCGGGCGGGGCTACACTTGCGTCCTTCCTTCACGCTCCGTCGATCACCATCAATGGTACGACATTCTCCACCCTGGCGACCTGCTCCTCGTCAACGCTGGGACAGGAACGGACAGTGACAGATAGCGCCGTCAACACATGGGGCACGACCGTCATAGGCGGCGGCACCTACAGCATCCTTGCATACTGCGACGGTGCCAACTGGACCGTTGCGGCCAAATAAACGTTGCCGGGCGCAACATGATTTCGCTACGGCGGATAATCCCTGAAATGGAAAACCGATGACTGATTACTCGACGCTGCTGAACGCGTTGCCGGAAAAGTACGCCCTGTGCGTGTCTGTCTTTATCATCCTGTGCAAGCTGGTCACGGTCTTCGTGAAACCTCCGGCGGCGACCTCAAAGCTGGCGTGGCTTTACCAGATCGTTAGCCTGATTGGCCTCAATTTTGGCTGGGCAGCCAACCGCCTTCAGGTCGGCAAGACGGGCGTCATGGTGGCCCGGTCTGATGCGGGCGAGGCCAAGGCGGCACTGGCTCAGGCCAATATCCCGCTGGCCTCTCCCAAGCCGACCGACCGCCCTTCCTGATTGCACATTTCCAATCGCCCCTTCTGACCGCCCGTGAGGCGGTTTTTTCATATCTGGAGACTTTATCGCATGCGTTCTTTCAATCGCCTTGCCGCCCTTGGTCTGTCTGCTGTTCTGCTGGCCTCAACGGCAGCATGCACCACGACCAGCAATACCGCGTCTTTCAACACGGCCGCCCTGAACAAGGATGCCACGGCCATTGCCTATGCCGTCCAGGTCATCGAGACGATGCCGGGCGTGGTCGACCACCTGTCCGCAGATGACAAGGCCAAGTTCGACAGCCTCGTGGCCCAGATCAAGAGCGTCACGGCCAGCATCGAGGCCAGTTCTGACGGGGCCATCACGGTTGATACCGGCAAGGACTGGGCCAAGTCGCTCGGGACCGATCTCAACACGCTGCTGACCATCGCGACCCCGATTGTGCAGACGTATTACCCGTCGGCCGTCACGTACATGCAGACCGTTCAGTCCATGATTCCGCTGGTGGAAATGCTCGCGGGCCTGACGGGTGCTCCATACGCCGTGCCCTCCGACGATGCCGGTCTGGTCCGGGCCCGGATCTATCAGGGCGTCTGATCCTTTCGATCACGCCAATGACAAGGGGAGTGGCTTCGGCTGCTCCCCTCTTTTTTTGTTTCCGGAGGATGGAAATGGCTCTTCAACTTGGCAAGCGCTCCCCCAGGCAGGACTCTCGCACGTACAAGCTTGGCCGGGTTCTGGCGGTTCGCCAGCCTGTGGTCCCGGCCAGTAAGGACTGGTCTGCGGGTGTGCCCTATCAGATGTGGGGGAATGACCGGTATGGCTGCTGTGCGTTCGCGTCCTATGCAGCCCTGACGGCGACATGGACCAAAGCCGCGCAAGCGCTTGTCCTTCTGACAACCTCCACGGTTCTGTCGGCCTACGCTGAAGTCACGGGGTTTGATCCGCAGACGGGGGCGAACGATGACGGCACCATTCTGCTGGATCAGCTGAACCACTGGCGCACTCATGGTCTTCCGCGTCCGGGACAGCCTGGGCGTGATTATCTGACGGCTTATGGGGTCATCCCACCAACGGATATTCAGGGGATCAAGCGCGGCATCTGCTATCTCGGCGGCGTTCTGGCGGGCGTCCAGGTGCCGCGGGGCTTTATGAGCCTTGGTCTTGGTGAGACGTGGGATCTGTCAAAGCTGTCGGGGCCGGATCTGGAACCAGAAGGCGGTCACGCCATTGCTCTGACGGGCTATACGCCCGCGGGTGTGTTCTTCAACACCTGGGGCACGCGGACGTTCATGCCCTGGGATACGCTGCTCAAAATCTGCGATGAAGCCTATGGCCTTTTGTCTCGCCAGAACTGGCTCGGCATTCCTGGCACGTCTCCGAATGGCGAGGACTTCGACGCGCTCCTGGCTGAAGTGAGGGCGGCATGAATAACGAAAGAAATCGGCGCCGTTTTCCGCGTATGCGAAAGGTGCAGGCGACGTTGCTTTGTCTGATGCTTGCCAGCTGCTCGGCTGGTTCTGTTGCGCCTGTGACGATCAGTCAGGCAATTGCCGGGGTACAGGTGGATCTGACAAAGGCAGGTGTCGTGAGCGTGTCGGGCGTGCAGGACTGGACAGCCGATCAGGCGTCCCGTTTCGATGCAAACGTGCGAGCGCTTCAATGCGCCCAGCATACTTCAGATCCTGTGGTGGCCATGATTGCGGGGCCCGTCACGATGAGCCTAACGGGTACGTTCAGTCAGTCAGGATCGTTCTCTGTCTCAGCCGCGTCGGCCCTGCCAGTCTTCGGGTTGCAGGCCGATGCCAGCCGGTCCAAGGGGCAGGCTCTGAATGTGCCTGTCCAGTTTGTGCCGTTATCTGCGCTGCCAGATGCTGAAATGGGGAGGCAGGTGGGATATGCGGAGGCGCTCCTTAGCCAGAACGATGGTGTGCGGCATGATGAGGGTGCACGCATTTTGTTTGATAGAGACGCTCTAACAGCCCATGTTCGGCTGTTGGTGTCAGGATACGATGGAAGCAGTTGCTCTGACGATGTGCGTCCATTTGTGGGTGCGCGTCATGCTTCGTGAAGCTGCCATCGTCGCCCTGATCGTTCTGGCCCTGCTTTGCGCCGTCGTCATTGCCCCGATTGTCTGGGATGAGATTACGCGGGACTAG